TTAGCGCAGGTACTGATACCAGCATAGGTATTAGCCAGGGTAATAGTTCATCAAGTTATCCCGGACAAGAATCTACTTCATATGCTTATGTTCTTGAAAAAGGACAAAAATTTAATAATAATTCAGCGGCTGCATATTCAAGTTCTTTAACAACTGGCGATGTATTTATGTGTGCCGTTGATTTAGATAATAATAAGCTTTTCTTCGGTAAAAATGGAACTTGGTTAGCTAGTAGTAATCCTATAACAGGAGCAAATCCAGCGTTCACGCTTACTGCCGGAACATATAGAGCTGTTGCTAGACCCTATAGTACTAACTCAGCAACTTTTAATTTTGGTGCCAGTACTTTTGCATATACTCCACCAACTGGATTTACTGGGCTACGAAGTGTTCCAACCTCCCTCCTCACCCTCCAAGAGCGCGGTGCCTACAACACCATAGGCTTCCAAGACGAAAGCGAATATCAACATGTGATCACCCGGCCCTCCGGGGCCAACGTCGCTCAGGGTACGTTCTCGCCTTTCAGCCCGAATGGGTGGTCGGTTTATTGGGCAACTGGCGGGATCATCAACTACGACACGACGACAGTTGGCACGGACTTCAATCCAGGCTCGTCCAACTTCACCATGGAGATGTGGCTAATCCCACTTTCGACAGCAGCGACGCTAGTCAATTGGGGGCACAGCGACGGCAGCGGTTCCGCCGGGATCATGCTCAACTTGAGCGGCAATTCATTGTCATTCACCGTCAACGCTTCAGACGGAGCGCACCCTGGAAATACCAGCGTCTCGATTAGCTACACCAACTGGACCCATATTGCGCTTGTGCGTAACGGCGTTGCGCTGACGCTCTACGTCAACGGCGTCCCATCTGCTACATCATCCATTGGTGCTGCTGCCACGGTCAACACTGGATCGTGGTACGAGATTGGGCAACTTCGATTCGGAGTCTCACCGACGTTCAAAGGCTACTTGTCGAATTTCCGCATGAACTTCAATGCGGTCTATACAGTCGACTTCAGTAACGCACTTCCCACAGGACCGCTGACTTCTTCAGCATCTACGCGCCTGTTGATACTTCAAAGCAACCAGCCAACCAAAGACGCCTCTTCGTATAACAAGAGCCCGTATCAATACAGCAATGGTTGGCAGCTTATGCCGACCTCTCCATTCAAACCCGTAGCGTATGACCCTGCTGTGCATGGCGGGTCGGGGTTCTTTGATGGGACGACGGATTGGTTAAGCGTTGCTAGTAGCGTGGCGTTTTCCCCAGGGGCGGGCAGCTTTACCGTCGAGTTCTGGTGTTACCCCACAAATACATCGGCTGGTTCCAGAGGTGTTGTGTCCAACGGGTACAGCGCGAATAGTTGGCATGTCAGCCAGCAGGGTACCAACCTCGTCTTTTATATTGGCACAAGCGCCGTAACGGCAACAGGAGCTCTTGATGCCAACACTTGGCAGCATTTTGCCTGTGTTAGAAACGGCTCGGCGGTAACCATTTTTAAGAACGGGGTCTCGGTTGCGACAGGGACGATTTCAACCAGTTCATCGACCGTCAACGTCATCACGATTGGTACGAGCGCCCACGCAACGACAGAAACTTTCTTTGGCTATATTGGGCCGGTAAGGGTCGTAAATGGAATGGCGGTCTACACAGCCAACTTCACCCCACCCTCCGGCCCACTTCCCCTCATCAACAACACCTCCCTCCTGCTGAACTTCACCAACGGCGGGGTCATCGACAGCACTGGCAAAAACGTCATCGAGACCGTTGGCAACGCTGGTGTGGTTACAACAACCATTAAGAAGTATGGATCTGGATCCATGTACTTTGATGGGACCGGGGACTACTTGGCAGGGCCAAGCAGTAATGCACTCAGCTTTGGCACTGATGCGTTCACTATTGAAGGATGGGTTTACGCCTTATCAACTCCATCCGATGCGGGATTATTTACCAATGGTGGAGCGGCTACAGGCTCGTTAGGCTTCTACTTTCTTACAGGCTACCTGAGGTTTGATATTTATAACGGCAGCGGTTTTGCCTCGGGTACGCTTCTGCCTTTGAACCAGTGGGTTCATGTGGCTTGTGTTAGATCTGGGAATACCGTAACCCTGTATCAAAATGGGGTGAGCGTAGGAAGCGCTACTGTCACTAACAGCAATACGAGTTCGCTTTGTTATGTTGGCACAAAGGGATGGGACTTAACAAAAGTCTTTAACGGTTACATCGATGACCTTCGTATCACCAAGGGCTACGCCAGATACGTAACCGGCACTGGGGCCAACGCGAACCAAATGGTCTTTGCAGGCACCAACACCCTTGCCCTTCCAACCAAAGCCCACCCAGATCGAGGAACCGCAAGCACCTTAACCACTGACATGGCTGCGCCAAGTAGCGTTGAAGCACTAGTGGTTGCTGGTGGTGCAAGCGGCGGCAGGGATAATGGATCCTCGGGCCTTGGCGGGGGCGGCGGCGCTGGTGGCCTTCGGGAGTTAGTGGGTGCCAACGCCATCTCGGTCTCTGCCGGGACAAACTATGCAATCACGATTGGTGCAGGAGGCGCATCGGTTAGCGCCTCAATTGGAAGCGCCGGGAACTCCGGTTCAGGTTCTACGTTTGCATCGATAACGACTGTTACCGGCGGTGGCGGCGCGTCCTTTAATACCGCTAATGCCGGAAATGGCGGTTCTGGCGGCGGTGGCGATGGTACGCGTGCAGCAGGAAAAGGCATTTACCCAGGCTCCACATATGTTGATGCCGTTAGACAAGGGTATGACGGTGGGTCCGCTAATTGGACCGGCGGTGCGACCTCTTCAGCTGGCGGTGGTGGTGGAGCAGGTGGCGCTGGAGTCAATGGTTCCACGAACACTGGTGGTAATGGCGGCATCGGCGCTCAGTCCTCGATCACAGGCGTTCCTACCTACTACGGAGGCGGCGGCGGTGGAAGTTCCTATTCAACTCGAGGCCAAGGCGGGTCTGGAGGCGGAGGCGCAGGTGGTGTAAATAGCACGACCACCGCAGTAAGTGGCGATCCAAACACCGGAGGTGGTGGCGGTGGCGGTGGTAACTATGCAAGCGGTGCATCCGGAGCAGGTGGCTCAGGTATCGTCATCCTCGCTTACCCAACCACGTTCAAGCCACTTAAAGCCAGCCTAGGCTTGGTATACACCATAGACACAGTAACACGCCCTGGGTACCGCGTTTACAGATTCACCAGTGGTACTGGTAGTATAAGTTGGTAATTAATTTAAAAAGGAACACAAATGATTTATGCACGAGTAATTAATGGCCAAATATACGACCAGGCCACCATACAAGATCTATTTCCCAACACTAGTTTTCCACATACGGGACCCTCACCGGAATTTTTAGCCGGTGAAAATTTAGTGCCTATTAGTGAGCGCAAGCAGTATGATCCACAAACACAGGTCTTAGAACGTGTGCCTGCTTATATTGAAGATGGAGTTGTATATGTAGTGCGGCCGCGTGCTAAGACTAGTGAGGAGTTAGCTAGCGAACAAGCTGCACTAATGGCACAAAATGAACAGCAAGCTAAACAACTGCTAACTAACACAGATTGGACACAGTTAGCTGATGTAACACTAGCTAATAAGCAGGAGTTTGCCAACTATCGTGCACAACTTCGCCAAATAGCTAGAAACCCACAAGCGGTGGTAACCTGGCCACAAGAACCAAATAACGTTTGGCAATAATTTAGGGATTAATAGCCATGGCTAATGTAATCAATGCACAAAATGGTATCGCTACTACTGCTGACAGTAGTAGCGATCTTAATATTCAAGCAGGTGGTACTACCTTTGTAGAAATTGCTAGCGGTGGCTTAAACCTAAAAACAGCTGGTACTAATGCTCTACAAGTAGACACTAGTCAGCAGGTAACACTACCAAAACGTCTTACACTGCCTGCACAAAAGGTTAAGGTTAATCAATTAGGCTCTATAAGTGGTGCTCAGGCTATTGACCTAAGCACACATACTATATACACAGCTACTATTACAGCTGCTACTACTTTTAGCTTTACCAATGCACCTAGCAGTGGTGAGTCGCAGGTAGTTTATCTTAGACTAACTAATGCTGGTACGGGTATAACCTGGCCAGCTAATACTAAGTACGCTGGTGGCACTCCACCAACACTAACTGCTAGCGGCATAGATGTACTAGGTGTAATGTATGATTTAATAACCACTACCTATATGGTATTTGTAATAGGTCTAGATGTAAAATGAATGAGCTACTAATAGCAACTCAAAAAGCTAGTGGTATAACAGAAGAACTTGACCCAAACTACAATCTTGTAAGCCTACACCTACGCGGCGATGTAAATACTGGGCGTGACTATAACGCCTTTTCCGATGCTAGTAGTAATAATTTTAGACTAACTAACAATGGTGAGGTGCGGGGAAGTAGCTTTAGTCCATACGGTACTAGTTGGAGTGCTTATTTTGACGGCAGCGGAGATTATTTAGCAAACACTACAACTGCATCTACAGGATTTAATCTTTCTACAGGTGCGTTTACTATTGAAGCATGGGTTTATTTGTCATCTGTAGCATCTTATCAATATGTTTTAAATTTTGCAAATGCTGCTGGTGCTGCTTCAGGGCTTGTGTTTGGTATTAATACTTCTGGTCAACCGTATATTGGTAATGGTTCAGTTGTTGGTAAATCTGGCTCTACTGCTTTAACTGTTAATACTTGGACACATATTGCTGTTGTTAGTGACGGTACAAATATTCAATTTTATACTAATGGTCAGGCAAATGGATCTGCTCAAGCATTTAATCCAAATACAGCTCAATATGTATACGTTGGACGAGATGGTACTGGCGGAAATCAGTTAACAGGGTATATATCAAATATACGCATTGTTAAAGGACAAGCCTTATTTACAGGTGCATTTAATCCTTCAACACTACCAGTAACTGCTTCTACTGTAGGACATACTGGCACAGGAGCAGTATCTACTATTACCGGTACAGTTGCCTTTTTAGCTTGTCATGCAAATAGGTTTATTGACGGTGGTAGCAGCTCCTTGATGTTGTCTGCTTTTGACGGAGCTCGCATTTCCAGCTTTAGTCCATTTCTTGATAGTGACACTACTACAGGATCAGCGTATTTTGATGGAACTTCAGACTATCTTGACGTAACAAGTGCCCTATTTAACCCTGCTGGTGCTTTTACACTTGAGTTTTGGTTTTATCCAACGTTAAGTACGTCTCCTGAACAAGGTATAATTAGCTCCTGGCCGAGTGGACTTAGTCCCGCACAAGGAATCTTACTTTTCAAAAATAGCGCTGGCGTGTTAGAAGTTGCATTAGGAAATGCATCTACAGGTTATACCGCTATTGGTACGGGTACATGGACAAATTACATGAATCAGTGGAACCACCTTGCATTGGTTAGAAATGCAAGCAATAGTTGTGCTGTATTTGTTAATGGAAATCGACTAGCCTCTCCGGTTACAAAGTCAGGAGCGCCTGGTCAAACTACGTTAACTATTGGTCGTTATTTTCCTAATAATACCGGCTATAATTTTCAAGGTAATATTTCAAACTTACACTTTGTCAGCGGCTCTTCGCTTTACGATCCTAGCCTAACAAATATAACAGTACCTACGATACCAATTACTAAAAATGCAAGCACAGCCCTACTTACCCTACAAGAACGCGGTGCCTATAATACTGTGGGGTTCCAGGACGAAAGCGAGTACCAGCACATAATTACTCGTACTAATAATGTTGCACAGGGTACATTTAGTCCATTTAGTCAGGCTGGATGGGCGGTAAATTTTGGCGGTGGTTCATCAAATATCAATCTTGCAAGCAGCGCAGACTTTGCACTAGGCGGTGCATTTTCATTTGAATGTTGGGTATATCAAACTAGCATACCTAACTTTGTTGACTTGCTAGATGTACGAACCAGCAACGAAGTTGGTTCGCTTGGTATATCCGCAACCGGATTTCCGCGTTGGCAAAACGGTCCGAGCACAGGATCGCTAGTTACTGGGTCCACAGCACTAACGCTCAATCAGTGGAATTATCTTTTATTTGTTGCAGATGCCAGCGGCTGCTCAATCTACTTGAACGGTCAGCGGATCGCTAACACAGCTCAAGTGGCCACTTGGCCTACCTCGGCAAGACCGTGTTTTATTGGCGGCAGTTTTGGCAATGCATCTGGTGGCTCTCTTAGTGGGTTCATTGCGGATGCAAGATTAATAAAGGGATCGACTCCGTACAGCAGCACAGCCACTAGCGTAACCGTACCAACAGCTTTGCTTCCGTTCGTCACAAATACCGTATTGCAGTGCTGCAGAACAAATCGTTTTGCAAATACGGTAAACAGTGCGTCTATGACAGCCAACGGTACAACCTCCATAACAGCCTTTAGTCCATTCAAACCCCCAGTTTATGAAGCACAAACACATGGAGGTAGCGCATATTTTGATGGAGCAGGAGACTATCTTAGCAGTGCATATAGTATAGCTAACACAGCATTTACTGGAGATTTTTGCCTAGAATGTTTTGTTTATTTTAATGCGTTGCCAAGCACAAAATCTTTTGGCATGAAAATTGCCAGTGCTGGCAACGGGTCTAATAGTGGTTGGTATTTTCAAGCTACTACAGCCAATGTATTTAATATATCTACTTATGGAAGTGGACCAAGTTTAACTGGTACTACAGTTTTAACCGCAAATCAGTGGTATCACGTTGCACTAGTTCGCAGCGGTGCAAATTTCTCGATCTTTGTAAACGGAACCAGAGATGCTACTACTAGCAGCGGGTCAGCAGCATTTGCAAATACTGCTGCAACTGCGCTTTTTCTTGGTACTTATAGCGGAGATGCAGGAAATAGTAATCACCAATTTAGTGGTTATATTGCCAGTTGCAGAATTGTAAATGGCTTTTCTGTCTACGACGCAACACAACCCTCAATACTTATTCCTAGTAGCCCACTTCCACTCATCAACAATACCAGCCTACTGCTTAATTTTACGAATGGTGGAGTTATTGACAGCACAGGTAAGAATGTTATTGAAAGTATGGGTAACAGTGGAGTTGTAACAACTGCGCTCAAGAAGTACGGAACTGGTAGTATGTTCTTTGATGCAACAGCAGATCAGCAACGTGTTACGCCACAAGCTCAACCAGTGCTTGGCAACGGCGACTGGACAGTAGAGTTTTGGGCCTATGCCAACGCAACACCTGCTGGTGGTTACTGCGGTCGTTTTGTGTTTTCCAATGCTGGATTCTTTATTAGAAATGCTAGCGGCACTGTTATCGATTGTGGTTGGAGTGGGTCGGGTGCAGCTATTACTACTGCATCAGGAGTCGCTGCTGCCAACACGTGGCAACACATTGCTCTAGCCAAATCTGGCAATACTGTTAACCTTTATGTAAACGGTGTGTGTCGCGGTACAACTGCCTCCTGGACTTGGAACGAGTACACTTCTGAATATTTTATTGTTGGATCAACCTATACAGGCAGCGAATATTTCAATGGCTATATAGACGATTTTCGTGTTACTAGAGGCTTAGCTCGTTATACTGGTTCAACTGTTGGCACAACCTACTTTACAGCTCCAACCAAAGCCCTACCAAATCGTGCAGTAGCCAGTACAGCAACTACTAGCTTAACTGCACCAACTAGTGTTGAAGCACTAATAGTTGGTGGTGGCGGAGGTGCAGGTGGACAACAAGGTGGTGGTGGCGGTGCAGGTGGTTTCCGTGAATTTATGGGTGGTAATGCAATTGCAGTATCAGCTAACAATAGTTATAGAATTACTGTTGGTAGTAGCGGTAGTGGGGGTGCTTCTGGAGCAGGTGCAACAAGTGGGACTTCTGGAGGAAGCTCTATTTTTTCTAACGTTACCTCAGAAGGTGGCGGAGGTGGCGGAACTGTTAGTACAAGCGGATTAAATGGTGGATCTGGAGGCGGAGGTGGTCATAATTCTCCCGGTACATCTTTAGGAGGACTTGGAAATAGAGTTGCTGGAACTACTACTGTAGTACCTACGCAAGGAAATAATGGTGGAGACAGTAATCCTAATGCAACAAATTATTACGCTGGTGGAGGTGGTGGTGCTGGTGGTGTTGGACAAAATGGAAGTCCTAATAACGGCAACGGTGGACTTGCTCAAACGTCATCAATAACAGGCACTAGTATATACTATGCTGGTGGAGGAGGTGCTGGTAGTCGTGGCGGTACTGCAGGTCTTGGGGGCGGAACAGCAACAACTGCTAATAAAGGTGGTGGTGGAGATGGTTCAGCTTCTGGTATTGGTCTATCTGCACTTACAAATACCGGAGGTGGTGGAGGTGGCGGTGCTTATGCCTATAACGGAGGTAACGGAGGTAGCGGCGTAGTTATTTTAGCCTATCCAACTACAAACAAACCACTAACAGCCAGCCTAGGCTTGGTATACACCATAGACACAGTAACACGTCCAGGCTATCGCGTTTATAAATTCGTTGCCGGCACAGGCACAATATCTTGGTAATAATCTTATGGCACATTATGCATTTTTAGATGAAAATAACGTGGTAACTGAGGTTATCACTGGTAGAGATGAAGGCACACTAGGCATAGACTGGGAACAGTTCTATGCTCAGGAGCGTGGTCAACCCTGCGTACGTACTAGTTATAGTGCCAGCATACGTAAAAATTATGCTGGCATTGGTTATACCTATAACGCAACATTAGACGCATTTATACCGCCACAACCCTATCCAAGCTGGCAGCTAGACACCAACACCTGCCAGTGGGTGCCGCCTGTAGCACAGCCACAAGACGGCAATCAATATTTTTGGAATGAACCACAGCAAAACTGGACTATGGTAACATGAGTTTATTAACAGACTACTTACGTACTGCACCTAGTCCAATTCCTACAGTTAGCTTTAACTATGTAGTTGTAGCTGGCGGTGGAGGTGGCGGTGCTCGTTATGGCGGTGGTGGAGGTGGTGGTGGCGTGCTATTTGGCTATAATCAACTTATACCTGTAGGCCAGGTGTTAAGTATAACTGTAGGTGTAGGAGGTGCTGCCGGTACTGCTAGCAGCACCAGTGTAGGTACTCGCGGCGTCAATGGCGGAAACAGTAGTATTAGCTATCCTGGCGGCATTAGTGTTACCGCACTAGGCGGTGGAGGTGGCGGTACTGGTATTGGCGGCATAGGAGTTGGAGCCAATGGTGGTAATGGCGGCGGCGGCAGTGGTAGTACCGTTGGTACTAGTAACAGGCTGGGTGGCCAAGGTACTGCAGGTCAAGGTAATGCAGGCGGAAATGGTGGTTATAATAGTAGCATAGGCTCGGGTTTTGGCGGTGGTGGTGGTGGATGGACTTGGCCAGGAACAAATGCTACTAATGATATATACGCTGGTGGTGGTCAAGGCGATGGCTGGTTATATACCGATTTTAATCAGTACTATGGCGGTGGCGGTGGCGGTGCTGGAGCTGCAAACTATAACAATTATGGCTTAGGTGGCTTAGGTGGTGGTGGTAGGGCTGGTAGTACTGGTACTGCTAGTATACCACTGCCAGAAAATGGCACAGATGGGCTAGGTGGCGGCGGCGGCGGCCAATCCTCAACTAGTGCTAGTTATCCGGGCGGACGTGGTGGTAGTGGCACAGTAATTATTCGCACTACTGCAATACCTAGTCAAATTACCGGTAATCCGCAACTGTTATTACAAAATGGCTTCAGGTACTATACATTTACTAGTACTAGTGGCGGTTCAATTGTGTGGTAATCAATAAATTATATAAGTAAAATAGGAATAATAATGCCGTATTCAAGTTCTAATGGCAAAGAATATATATCACAATTAATTAATCAAATCAATCCTAAAACAGTACTAGATATTGGTAGTGGTAGCGGAACTTATGCTAGTTTTAAGCAACCACTACAACACTGGACTGCTGTGGAAATTTGGCAGCCGAATATAGAAAAGTTTAATTTACACAGTTTATATGATAAAGTTATTTGTGCAGATGCGCGTAACATAGACATAGAAGTGTATGATTTAGTTATATTAGGCGACGTACTAGAACATATGACTAAAGAACAAGCACTAACACTGCTTGAAAAGTGTAAACATTCCCGCTATGTTATTGTTAGTATACCCCTAGGTTATTATCCCCAAGATGAGTTTGACGGCAATCCACATGAAAAGCATGTAACAGATAACTGGTCACTAGAAGAATTTGTTAGTTACTTTGGTAGTCCATGGCAATATTATATACAAGGTGAAATAGGTGTATTTGTTTATCGCAAACCGCTTAAGATTTGCGTTTATGCTATTAGTAAAAATGAGCAAGAATTTGTACACAGATTTTGCAATTCTAGCAGTGAAGCGGATCTTGTACTAATAGCTGATACTGGTAGCACTGATAACACTGTAGCTTATGCTAAAGATTGCGGTGCTCAAGTATATAACATTAGTGTAAAACCATGGAGATTTGACAAAGCACGTGATACTGCGCTTAATCTTATACCAGGTGACTATGACGTATGTATTAGTTTAGACTTAGACGAAGTACTAGAACCAGGCTGGCGAGAAGAAATTGAGCGCGTATGGATGCCTGAAACTACTAGACTGCGCTATAAGTTTGACTGGGGCCATAATATCTTATTTTACTATGAAAAAATACATCATCGACACGGCTACCACTGGCACCACCCAGTTCATGAATATCCTAGGCCAGATGGTAGACTACAAGAAAGATATGCACAAACTGATAAATTATTAGTGTCACATCACCCTGATCCTACTAAAAGTCGTGGACAATATTTAGATTTACTACGACTAGCAGTAAAAGAAGATCCACACTGTCCGCGCAATGCTTTTTATTTTGCACGCGAGTTAACCTTTTATAGCCTATGGCAAGAAGCTATATTAGCACTAAACAGCTATTTAAAAATGCCAGGCAGTGATTGGAGTAATGAACGGTGTTATGCTATGAGATTGTTAGGCAAAAGTTATGACAGTTTAGGTGAAGGCGATCAAGCACTACGTTGGTATAGGCAAGCATGTGCAGAAGCACCAAACACACGCGAACCTTGGGTAGATCTCGCTATGAGCTGCTATATGAAAGAAAAGTGGAGAGAGTGTTACTATGCTAGTACTATGGCACTAACTATTACAGACAAACAACTTGTATATACTTGCGACCCAGAAGTATGGACAAGTAAGCCACATGATTTAGCTGCTATTAGTAGTTATAATTTAGGTTTATATAGTGAAGCAGTTAAGTATGGAATTAGTGCAGTAGAATTAAGTCCCGACGACATTAGGTTAAAAACAAATCTTGAACATTTTTTATTAAAGGTTTAGTATGTTTTTATTAAGTTTTCTGCCGGATTGGTTTTTTCCTCTTGTAGCAACACTATCGCTTGCAGTATTTTTTGTTACAAAATATTTAACTATAGTACCTTATAGACAACTAGTACACTACGTATCTATACCTGTATTTTCAGTTAGTTTGTTTTTAATAGGTGCAAACTGGAATAATAATTACTGGTTAGCTAAGGTTAAAGAAGTAGAAGCTAAAATTGCTGTAGCTGAAGCAGCCAGTGCTAAAGAAAATACAAAGATTGTTGAACGTGTGGTTACTAAACGTGAGCTTGTACGTGTACAAGGTAATGAAATAGTTAAATATGTAGATCGTGAAGTTGTTAAATATGACGACACTTGTAAAGTACCAGAACCTGTTATAGAGGCACATAACAAGGCAGCAAAACAATGAAATATATTTTATTATTAACGCTATTACTAGCTGGATGCGCAACTGCAGTACCAGTTAAGCAACGTTTTCCTGAAGCACCAAAACCTTTATTAGAGCAATGTCAATCACTTAAAACAGTACCTGAAGGGGCTCAACTAAGTGAATTAACAAAAATAGTTGTAGATAACTATATGCAGTATCATATATGTAGTGGTAATAATAGTAGTTGGATAGAGTGGTATACAACACAGCAGAAAATATTTAATAAGGAGCAGTAGTGGAACTTACACTAGATCAACTAAAGCAAGTTATACCAAAAAATCAATATGTTAGTTACTGGCATACTGCACTAGAACAATTATTACCACAATATGAAATAAATACACCAGATCGTATAGCTGCCTTTTTAGCACAGTGTGCACATGAGTCGGGTGGTTTTGTGTTTATCAAGGAAAACTTAAACTATCGCTGGCAAAGCCTACGCAAGGTATTTCCCAAGTATTTTCCCACAGATGCATTGGCACAGCAATACGAAAAGCAACCACAAAAGATTGCTAATCGTGTGTATGCTAACCGCATGGGCAATGGTCCTGAGGAATCTGGCGATGGCTATAAGTTTTGTGGGCGTGGCCTGATACAGGTAACTGGTCGAGATAACTACAGCTGGTTTGCAGCTAGTCTACAGATTAGTCCCGAAGAGGCTAGCGAATATATGGAAACCTTTGAAGGTGCTGCACAAAGTGCCTGCTGGTTTTGGGAAAGTAACAATTTGAATCAATGGGCGGACAAGCGTGATATATTCACACTTACAAAACGTATTAATGGCGGAACAATTGGCCTAGAGGATAGACAAAAGCATTACGAGCATTGTTTACATATACTAAGCCACTAATTTAGTCTAAGGAGACTAATATGAGAAAAGTATTAGCCTTTATAACAGCTTTATTATTTGGCTTAACAAACAATAGCCTAGCGCAGCAAACATTAATTAATCAGGGTGGATATACTAGTACTAGTTTAGTTGATACTAATAGTACTAGTAATAGTACTAGCAATGTGACTACCAATAACACTACAACCACTAATAGTACCAGTACCAATACAAATAACAATATTCAAAGTGGTACAGTTACTAATAATAATGTTATGAGTGGTAGTGTAACTTATACTAATAACAATGTACAGAGCGGTACACTAACCAACATTAATCAAAACACTAATACTAATACAAGTACTAATACCAACATTAATACTAACAACAATATACAAAGTGGTACAGTTACTAATAATAATGTTATGAGTGGTAGTGTAACCTACACCAACAACAATGTGCAAAGTGGTACAGTAACCAATATCAATCAAAACACTAATACCACTACATCGAACAATACAAATACAACGATTATGAGTGGTGGAACTACTAATACTAACATAAACACTAACAACAATATTGGCGATCAAACTATTCGTAATGTTCAAAGTGGCACAGTAACTTATAACAACAATAATGTAAACACTACAACATCAACTAATGATAATACCAATCGTAATATCATGTCAGGCACTGTGACATATAACAACAACAATGTCACTACCAGTAACAATGTAAATCAGAATATCAATACTGGTACAATGACTTATAATAACAACAATGTAAATACTAGTACTAGTAATAGCACAAATGTTAATACTAATAATAATATTAACACTGGTGATATGACCAATCGTAATATCAACACTTCAACAAGCACAGCTACCACTAATAATACTAACACCAACAACAATGTGAATACCAGTACTAGTGATAGTACAAGTACTAATGTTAATACTAACAATAACGTAAATACTGGTGATCAAACTGTGCGTACAGTACAGAGTGGTGGAACTGATAACAAAAATACTAACGTAAATACTAACAGCAGTACGTCAACCAGCCAAAATGTAAATAATAATATACAGACTGGCGATATGACTAATCGCAATATTAACGATACTAGAATTACGCAAACTATCAAACAACCACCTCCTACAGCAGTTGCACCTGCTATGATGAGCATGGGACAAGATTTATGTGTAACTGGCGTAAGTGGAGCAGCACAAACGCAAGTATTAGGAGTTAGCTTTGGCGCAACCCAACGAGATTTGAATTGCGAAAGACTACGTCTAAGTAAGACACTTTACGATATGGGTATGAAAGTAGCAGCAGTTGCTACTATGTGTCAAGATCGTAGAGTATGGGACGCTATGATGGCAGCAGGCACGCCATGCCCTATAGAAGGCAAAATTGGTGATCAGGCCAAAGAATTATGGGAAAAAAGCCCACATTTAATACCTGATCCAATTGAAAAATTGGCACTAGTAGAAGATTCTTATGAAGATCGTATAAGGTATAGACGCTAATGGAGCCCAATTACGGTTATAAGCATACTCGCGGATTTATTGTATTTTTAATAATTATACTTTGTGGATGGGTTGTTATAGCTCACAGTCAAGTTAGTAATACCGGAAATCTTGTGGGCAGCACTTGGACCAACGGCTATTCAGTCCCTGAGCTTACTTGCTGGAAAAGTGGTGATCCTAACTGTAGTCCAGGGGGTATTCCATATGTAAGACCGGATGGTTCTATAAATTTTAGTTATAGTTTTACTGAGCTGCATCAAGCTAGAGCCATGGCAGATGTGCTGCCTTATTCTGGTATTGGTTTAATGGTAACAGGATTCCAATTTAATTGGATGAGTAAAAATGGTAACTACTGGGATGATGCTAGACAAGACCAACTGTCAGCCTATGTGCAAATGTACAGCAAAGGTGGTCAATGGATAGAGGCACAAAGTTATAACTTAAACTACATACACGATTGGACAAACTTTGCCTGGACAGGTACATTTAGCAAAGAGCGTAGGGGAGAAGATCTAGGAACCATACTGTATGGGTTTATGGGTAAAGACAATAATTATTGGCTAGGACCATATGGTCCAGAAATAACGAATGTAAGTTTTAGTCTCCGTTATCAACCAGATCCTTGTGTGGTAAATCCACTACACAGCACAGACTGTCCCGGATTTTTAAAAGCCATAGCCAGTCCTGCTTATCAAGCACAAGACTCTAGTGCCGCTATTACACCTATCATAGCAGCAACTACAAGTTTTGCACCATCTATATCATTACCTGCAATGACCAGTGCTGTGGTAAAGTTAACAGCGAGACAAGAACAATTCGCACAGGAAACAGAAACCGCAGCAGCATCTAGTACTACGAGCAGTAGCAGTTCTACTATATCTATGATAAATCAGCCAACACCTACACTTCCTCGTGTGCGTACCAGTTTGGCAGATTCTACAGACAGTGCTGTTGCTAGAGAGGGTACTCTAGAACAAACTGTAGTAACTCAAACAGCTACAATAAGTACACTAGCTCAAAGCATAACTAATCAAACAAGATCAAATCAAGTAAGGGATACTTCAACAAAATCCGATACTGCATCTGAAATAAGTACACTAGATCAATTGTTAGTAGCTCCCACACAGACTACTAGTATTATAGTTTCGCTTCTACCAGGTCAACCACGCTTAGCCACACAAATCCTTACCACAGATAATGATACCTTAACACAAACTCAAATGCCACTATTTCGTGCTCCTGAGCCGATAGTTGTTAATCAGCCAAATACTCAAACAAATTACAATCTAATTGAACCTGCAAAAATCAACACAGATCCACAACTTGTGAGCATACCCGTGCAAACACTGGCAGTCCCAAGTCAACCTGTACCTGTGGTAGAAACTATCACAGTGGCAGAACCAGTTAGAGCTCCTACAGTGGAAATACCTGCTGTAGATATGCAGTCTAGTACAGTAGCAGCAGCCCTGATTGATAGAACTAATCCACTTAATGATGCAGTAAACGCACAGCAACTACCTACTCAAACTGCGGTATTTGCTGGCCCTAGTGTAAAACCTAACACACAGGACAATGATATTGCAGGTGGAATTAGTATCAGTCAAATTGCTCGTGTGCCAGCAGGCTTTGACGCATATCAAAACTTAGCTATACGAGAAATAGCTTTTTATCAACCACGAGAAATCTATCGTGGTCAACGCACAGTGGATAATGTGCGTGCCTTGCGTAGCCTAGGCCAAGACGCAAAACACCAAGAAATGATAGATCAACAATACAGGAGATAGTCATGGAAGTTGGTAATGATAATTATTTAGCACTATTTCATGTGCTATGTTTTATTATGTTTTTGTGGATTCTAGCTACGTATAGGAAAAAAGATGAGTGAAGAAAAAGTCAACTTAGATAAAAAAGTCGACGAACTTGAAGCTGCCGCTAAAAAATATGCTAGTAAAGATACCGTTATTAGCGTAGGTGGATATGATTTTACTCCAGCTAAACTAATGGTTGCGGCCACAATTTTAAGCAGTGTACTAGGCGCATTATACGGTGCTTTTGAAGTCTATAAAGACTACATAGGCATGAAAAAGAAAATTGCTGAATATGTAAGTCCAGATTTTAGTGAGTTTGACAAACGACTTGCAGTTATTGAAGAGAATTCTACAAAAACTGCTAAGGCTGTGCAAGAAGGCAGCGATAAAACGGCAGAATATACTCGTGATATTAAAAATGATCTTAAGACTGATATACGTAGACTAGAAAAAGTTGTAGAAAGTGTGGAAACTAGTAATAAGACTCAACAACGTGAAATAGATAAAACTGTGCAGGAGATTAAGGTAGAAGTTAGATCTATACAAAAGGCGGCTGATCAAGCACTTAATAGTGCTACTAAAGAAATGAACAAGATGAGTGCAGATAATGCTAAAGCTATTGCTGCTAATAATCGTGAAGTAGATGCTAAGCTCAAAGCTCTTGATCGTAAGATTAACGAGGACTTAAAGAAAGCACTAGATAATCCACTAGCTAATAAGTAGGTGACCAATGCGAATATTATTACTAACAGTACTGTTAGCTGGTTGTAGTGACGTCTACAGATACCCGTGTCAAAATCCAGATAACTGGGAACATAAAGTTTGTAAAAAACCTTATTGCAGTGCAAACGGAACTTGTCCTGAAGATCTGACGCCTTATGAAAAAGATAAACTAATTGCTGGCAATAAGCAACCAGCTCAAGCACCAGTAAAGGATTGTAAATGATTAAAGACCTATGGGAAGGCCCGCGTTATACTGAAGACGAGTTAATGGCCAGGCTCAAGTTTTTTATAGGTATGGTATTAGCGCTAACACTATTTGGTATTGTATTCGTAGTACTCTACAGTTTAATATTTGTAACTCAGCCTATGAATGGAATGAGTCCTGTAGATAATAAGTTTTTTGAATTGATTATTCCTATTGCTACTTTTTTAACAGGTACACTTAGTGGTATTATGTTAGCCAGTGGCGATAAGGATGCTCAAAAAGCAGCCCTACAAGCTGCAAACAAAGGTTGGGATAAGCCACCAAGCCCAACACCTATGCCAACTGTTACCCTAGGTAATAACGGTAGTATAAGCATAGCCCCATCAATTGGTGGCAACCAAGTAACTGTTGGGTTTGGCGGCAAAGCCGCACCACCGCAACAACCATTTCCAGAACTATAATAGGAAACTATATGACTAAAATTTTATTAGCATTTGTAGCTTCAGCATTATTACTGCAACCAGCACTAGCTGCTGATCCAGTTAAAAAAGAAGAAAAAGCACCAGCTAAAGCCGAAGCTAAAAAAGACGAGCCAGCTAAGAAAGAAGAAAAGGCTCCTGCTAAAAAAGAAGAAGCTAAAAAGGAAAAAGCTTGTATTGATAAAGTAAAGAATGGTAAGCCTGTTATTGGCAAAGATGGTAAGCCAGAGCAGGTATGTAAAGAAGTTAAGGTTCATGAAAAATTAGACGGGCATAAAGTACCAGATAAAAAGTAACTTTAACTATTAGGACTATAATATGGCCAAAAGCAGTGCTAAAAAATTACGCAGCGTACAACGTGATAACGTTGTTCCCCTGGAAATAGGCTTTGAAAATGTAAAACCACTTAATTATATTCAAGGCGAATATTTACGGGCCATTCATGAAAATAGTATAATCTTTGGTATAGGCAGCGCAGGCACTGGCAAGACCTATATTGCAGCAACATATGCAGCCGGTGAATTATTTCACCGACGTGTTAAAAAGATTATACTAACAAGACCTAATATAGAAACTGGGCGAGGACTAGGTTTCTTACCAGGCACACTAGAAGAAAAATATGCACCATACCTAGAACCATTTGATCAAATCTTTACTAACAGTTTAGGACGCGGATTTTACGAGTATGCACTAAATAAAAATCAAATAGTACCTAAACCGCTAGGATTTATGCGTGGAACTACTTTTGAAGATTGTATGGTCCTACTCGACGAAGCACAAAATGCTACTAGAGATGAGATGAAAATGATCTTGTCACGCATTGGAAAAAACTGTAAAATAATAATTAGCGGCGATCAAGAGCAAAGTGACATTAGCAATAGTGGATTACTAGACGCTACTAATAGGCTTGAAGGTATTGAAGGTATTGAAATTGTTAGATTTCGTGATGAAGATATTGTTCGCAGTAAATTATGTAAACAAATAATTTTAGCATATAAATAGGGAGATAGCTATGGAAACTGTTACAGATGCCGTAGGTAAATTATGGTTTTTAGGTGCTGGAATAGTTGCCATAGCTGCCTATGCTGTTACAATTAAAGTTAGGTTAGATTACTTAGAAAAAAATTATGACAGACAAATTACTGCACTTTGGGATCAGGTTAATAAACTAATAAAAGACGTAAAACAACATGCAAACTAAATTAGCCACAATAATTTGCAGTGATGTTATTGGCTACAGCACAGAAATGCAACGTGATGAAATAGGAACATTAGCTAAACTAGATGTTTGTCGTGCAGTCATTGATCCGCTAATAGGTGCTTATAAAGGCAGGCTATTTAACACAGGTGGAGATAGTGTGCTCGTAGAGTTTGCCAGTGCTGTTGATGCTGTGCGCTTTGCCACTGAAATGCAGCATAGATTATATAAACTAAACAATGGACTTCGTTGGCGTATAGGCATACATGTAGGTGAAGTATGGATTTATGGTACTAATTTAATGGGAGATGCTGTTAATTTAGCTGCTCGTACTGAAAGCTTAGCTGATTATGGTGGCGTAACAATGACTGACGCCGTATATAGACTAGTTAATTCAAAAATAAAAGACCTTAAATTTATTAGTCGTGGTGTTCAAGAGTTTAAAAATGTAGAGCCTATGGAGATTTGGAGTGTTGATATAGTAGGTTGTGAGCCTAATCCACACTTAAATAAAGCAACGAAAAAACCAATAACAAATACTAAAAGTCATAATGAACTAATTGGTGCAGTAACTAATGACCAAGCGGCAAGAAATCGTACTCTTAATGATGCTATAACTTTTAAGCATGATGGTAGATATGATGCGGCCACACGAATATTAATGTGGAGAACCCACAAGGGCGATCAAAAGGCGTTAGATGAACTAGTAAACTTATTACAAAAAGACGCTGTTCCTGAACAGCTTAAACCGTATGTTTACGCTGTTTTTAGAGAAATACATCAAAAGGTAACTAGTGATGTTGCACTAAAAATAGTAGAGTTGGTTAAGTCGGACAGTCATAGTTTAGCTATGCAATTTTTGCGGCATGCTGCTAAAGTTAATGAGCTGGCAAGTCAAAAATTAGCAGCTATGGTTTTTGACGATCCACTAAGCAGTCAAGGTGAGATAGAGAGTGTTATAGGTGATCTTCGAGAAAGTGCTATGCAGCGTAATGTGCCGGCTATGTTAAGCTTGGCAAAATACTATACGCAAACAGGTGATAAGAAAAATGCATTTCGTTGGTTATACGCAGCCCGTGCTCAACATAATAGTGAGGCACAGCGTTTATTAGAAGAACTTAACAAGACTATAAGTAAGAGTGATTTTAATAATTATAAAACTGATGCAGATGCACTAGTTGATGAAATAAAGTTTATTGATGATAATCGTATGAGATAATAGGAACTGGAATGGCTAAAACATATAAACCAACAAGTGGTATGGCTAGTGCTGCCAGGCGAGCACTAAAGTGGAAAAGTGAAGGAAAAGCTGGTGGAACACTAGTTGGCTTAGCCAGAGCCAATCAATTAAAAGATCGTGAACCACTAAGTGCTAGTACAGTATTACGTATGTACAGCTTTTTCAGTCGTCACGAACCAGATAAACAAGCTACTGGTTTCCGCAGTGGAGAAGAAGGTTTTCCTAGTAAAGGTCGCGTAGCCTGGGATCTTTGGGGCGGAGATGGTGGTTATAGTTGGAGTACAGCCAAGCGCAATCAAATTATGCGTGAGCGTGAAGGTAAAGCACTGCAACTAGTAAAATTAACTGAAAAGGGTTTAATACCTAAGCCTATTCGGATGATAGCTGCACAAGTACTAGAAAATTACGCCAATGAAAATATCAGCGAAGAATTGGAAGCGTTTGGCCAATTTATGTATCATGCTGAATTATTACGAAACGATCACTTAGACGTATACTTAGTAGACTTACATCAAGTAGAGCAACCATATCGTGATATACTAATAAATGTATTTAGCGAATTGGACAGCATGGATGATGATAACACTGTTGATGTTGAGGACAGCAACGAAGATACTCCACTATAAAACAAAAAGCCCAGTAGAGCAATCTACTGGGCTTTTTTATTAACTAACAGTTTCTAAGTTAGGCACTTCGTTTTCTGCTTTTGGCAATTGCGGTTTAGCTTGCTGCTGAAGTTTGGCTGTAAGTGGATTAGCTACTTTAGCTGGCATTTCTTGTAATGCTATAAGTATAGTATTTGCTTCTTCTACTGTTAAATTAAATGTAAGTTCTTTATTTTCCATGTTATTTTCTTGTACCCCATATTTATAAGATTTTATTTACCGCTTTATTTTACTGGACAAACTCCAGTTGCACATTCGTCATCTAATAACTCGTCAAAACTATTAGCACTTTCCAAACTAACAGGCTTTAGATCTTGTACATATTGTTTAAATGTGTACTCGTCTACAACTTCCTGCGGTAAGTAGAGATAACCTAAGTCTTTAGCAGTTTTAGTAGGATCGGTTCTATAGATAAAACTTACACCCACATAACAGTCCCAGTTATTTAACAGCCAGTCAATAATCTCCGATACTTCACTAGGGTCATAGCTAATTGTTACCGATGTATTTTGCTGCGTCCAACTAGTTTGTAATAATTTATATCGTTCTAGTTGATAAACTGCACTTTCAAGATTTACTTCTTTGCCGTTTTCTTTATGAAACGGCACATCTTTCCATTCAACAGGAAACGTTACTAGTACACCAGTTGGGTCTGTAGGATGATTAATTACTTTGTAGTTGGCTTCGCGTAATAATGGAATCATTGGATCATATGTACTAAATTGCACATTATTGAAAATGTACTTGCCTAGTGGCTTGTGTACACCTTCAGTACAATCCATGATCTTTGACAGCGTTCCCGACGGCTTAACACAGGTAACGTTCTTAGGACGTGGTAGCCCTAGTTCGTCAGCCATGCTAATAGCAGCACTAGTCGCTGTGCGCTTAAGGTATTCATAGTCGTAGCTATTCATATCAGGACGCATTGCAATGCCTGTTAAACCAACCCCGCAGAGACGTAGGAAATAGTTGTTAAGGTGCCATGCTTCTTGTAAGATCCCGTCTTTAAGGTTAACACAGGTTTGACGATAATTAGCCCTGGCAGCCAGTCTGATCGCATCGTGTAGTCCGGCAGTGTCACCTTTAAACTTGGAGATGTCCGTTTCTGTAAGGTTACAGAAGCTTTTGTTCCCCAATAAGATTTCGACACAAGGATTTGCTCCTTTAAACCACGGAGCACGTCTAAGAGCTTCTTGTTCATTAATAAATCCTGGTTCACTGCCACCAGCCTCTTGCATAAGATTAAATATATGCTTTAGCTCTTGGCGTGTTGGTTTTTCCTTGAATACTAAGCTATTATTAGACTGTTGGCGATGTTCACGACCATACAGCCAAAAGTCCTTTTTAGCTACGGCAAATTCTTCCCACTCCGGTTGACCATAGTCGAAAAGAGCGATTTCAGCACTTCTACGACTGGACAGGATCGTTCCGAGATGATTAACAATATCAAGAATATCCATCCTAGTGAGAAGGCTATCAGCCCTACCATTAAGTATGTTGGCAATTGCAACATAAGCTTTTGAGATAGCGCTGTCACCACTGCTAATCCATCCATATCCTTTTAACCTTTCCCCAGCAGGTCTGAGCTGACTAAAATCAAGCACAAGAGTATCAGCAGGGTACTTGCCAGCAAGGAGCTTGCCGATAGATTTAGCCCAAGCCTCTGCACTGTCTCCAACTTGTATTGTCCAAGTTTTTGTGGTTGCATCCCAGGTTTCAACATTGTGTTCAAGTCCACCCTTAGCTGTTCGTTGACTTTTAACAACTTGAATATTTTTGATTGGTTTTGAGAATCCATTTAGTGTACCTACAATGGGTTTGAAGCCCACACCACATCCTTGAAGTAGTAACCATAATACGTCAACTACATCATATACTGTTTCTACTTGTGTAAAACTACAGTTAAATTGACTTGCTTCACGTGTTTGTGCGACTTGAGTACCACCTAGCCATAGTGTACGCCCACTCATCAATACTTTTCTAGCTAGCATTAACTGTTCTAGCTGTTCTAATTCTGCTACTTCATTAAAATATAGTTGACGACCTACCATACGCTCCCACAACCAGTGTTGGTGATCACGCACTCGTCTAACTGTTTGTGCCCATGTTTCAAATTGTTTACCGTCATCACTGGTGGGTCTATTATATGTTCTTCGTGTAATGACTTGTGCTCGTGTACTTACTTGCATAGTTACTCCTATTTTCCTGTGCTACCGAATCCTCCAGTACCACGTTCTGTATCATTCCAGCTGTCAACAAAATCGCATAAGATAACTGGTAAGATAACCAGTTGTGCAATTCTATCACCAACCTCTATTTGGTATCTATTTTCACTAATATTTTTTAGTGCGATTTTTATATTTCCACGATAATCACTGTCAATAACGCCTACGCCATTAAGCACAATAATTCCGTTTTTACCTTGTCCCGATCTGTTAAATACAAACCCGCCGAAGCCCTGTGGAATTTTGACCGCTACACCAGTATCAATCAATTTTGTTTCGCCAGGATAGATTTCACATTTTTCAGTGCTGCGTAAATCTGCACCTGCATCTGTAGTATTAGCACGTTTTGGTAGATATGCTGCATTGTCTACACGACACTCTACTACTTGCTTAACCACAGCATCACGAACGTGGTCATAGGTTTTGTTAATATTGAAAAATTCTGTGTTTTGTTTCATTTTGTTTAGGTTACCATGTTTGTGTGCTTAAATCTATGTTATAGTATCCAACAAAGTCTACTATAAGTTGCTTGAAATTTTCACCAGTTGCACTGTAGTGATCTATTGCCACGACAGTTTCTTCTAGTGTCGGCTCTCTGTCTAGTCCTAGATGATAAAGACCTTGCACTCTTTCAATTAATGGTACTTTAGAGTCTACATCTTTAGGCATAGCATCTAGGCTACCAAATAATGCTGATTTAACATATGCATTAACAGCTTCTGCTACGGTTAATTTATTTTTATCAACAATATCCATCCAAGTATTAAATATTTCCTGACTAGGATTTCTGGCACTAAATACTTCAAACAGTGCTTCAACTTTGGTTTTTTGATCTATTATATGTTTTGGGTCAAATGTCCAGGTATAATCGCTTTCTGTAATACCATCAGTAAACATATTAATACTTTTACCGGCTCTACCGTCTCTGATCATATTAGTTTGCATATTCCAAGGATCTAATACTTGAGCTACCCATGTATTACCGTCTCGTTCAAATGTTAAATATTTACTATTACGTTCTAAAATAGTTCTAATTTCATTAAGATTATAGTTGGGATTATACTGCTTTATATGTGCAATCATTCCAGCAACTCTAGGGGCTGCATAACTAGTTCCACCATCACCTTGCGTATAAAAATCTACAAATTTAGGTGTAACTTCGCTGAAAGTAGCTAATTCAAATTTTGCTACTTTTTTATAGTTATCAGGATCATCACTAGTACTCTCTGGATATTTCCAATCAAAAGTATCTATAGCTCCTATGGTAAAATCATAGGGAGTACTTTGATACTTGGCAATACGCCCCCAGCCAGGATATGTTGAAATACCGGTTTCTGGGTTATATCCATAAACAAAACCTTCTCCTTGATTACCAGCACTAGTAGTAAATGCTGTATTTTTTAAGTAACCTTGTTTTATTACTGTGTTAGAGTAGTCATAATGACTAGTCCACTCCATTTTACTAAAACTCCAGTTAATTACATCGGCAAAACCTATTAGTTTAGCAGCGCTTTCTTCTACTGTTAATGTTTTATTATCTTTTGGATCGTAGCGTCTATCCACAGTTGCGTATAGAACACCAACTGGAGCTAAATTTTGAAATGCTAGGGCTACTGCATCGTCGTGATAGTCAGTAATTTCGTCTACATTTACTACTATTGGTGTGTAAGACATAGTTGTAAAATATCGTCAATTTGTTTACAATTCTCAGTACCTATTGCATCCTTACAATAGGTAACAAGGTCCATAAGTTGATAGTTAAGCTCTAATTGTTTTTTGTTTTCGTTAATTTCGGCAATATATTTGTAACGACCATGTAGAGGAATACTATTAATAATATCCCAGGTAGTGCCATACTCTTCAACAAGTTGCTGAGCACGTTTAGGTCCAACGCCAGCGATACCAGGGACATTATCACCACTATCACCCATAAGACACTTAACCGATATATATTGTTCAGGTTCAAATGCGTAGTGATCATTCCAGTTATCCCACGTAACTTCTTTTCTAGTAACATAGCTAAATCTTCCTACGCCAGGTTTAATTAATAGGTCCCAATCTTTATCACTACTCATCAACCAAATTTCGTCAACTCCCAACCTACGCTTTTTACCAACAATATACGCAGCAATATCATCTGCCTCAACACCTTGAAAACGTAATACTGGATAGTGCTCACCTAACAGTTCTAGTGTAGCTGTAAAATCTTCAAAGAATAATTCAAACTCTAAGCGTTCAGCTTCAGTTTGCTGTTCATACTTATCTTTACGATTTTGTTTGTATAGTGGATAAATAGCTTTGCGATAGCTGCTAGACCCTTGATCTGCTGCTATGATAACCCACTTGGCTTTATAACTCTTTTTTAGGCTTTCAACAGTGCGTAAGTAATCCTCTGCAAAATCTCTAGCCCCGCTATGTTTATAGCGAAAAGCAAGATTAAGTGCATCGACTATCATCAAGGTGTTTTCGGTTGTTTCAAATTGTTTGAAAGGTTTCATATCATTTTTTAGAGTGTAATCTATTATTATATCACTGTTGATAAGCCGTGTCAAGATACAAATTTGATCGTGCTTATGTTAAGCCAATCTTCTAAGAGGAAAATATAAAACTCATAATCGTCGGCATTATACATTAGCCAGCGTTTTTCAAGTAGTGCATCATCGTCAAATACTACAGTAGCCACAAACAATTTACTGCGATCATGTTTGAATATAAGTAGTGGTAATTTATCTACTTGTGTGGCTTGACGCTGTGTTTGTTGCCACCACTCAATTAGCTGTGGAGTTTTATGCGTTAGCAATCCACTATTAATATGGTCTTCCGCATAACCTTTCACTTCCACACAAAATCTATTAGTTTGCCCAGGTACATAAAGGTCGCCCTTAAGCTGATGTTTAGGGTCAAGAGCACCTGATCCAGGTACTCGTTCCCAATTTAATCCAGTATGCTTACGCAACATATCACGTGCTAGTGTTTCAGTGCGTGCACCTTTTTGCCGACTATCTACCACTAGTAGCCTCACGTATGTGTTTAGCTAACCTATCCCAGTCAATTTTACCAAGCTCATCTGTATACAACAACTTAGGTTTTTGATCGTCAAGGTCTAGCTGCTCTAGCATATCAGCTACTTTTTGTGAACGTTTTTGACGTTTACTCATAATCTTCTCATAATGCTTTTTGCTCATATTATCCCTCAACACGAGATATGTTACTACGCTTGATAACATTTACTTTTTCCAATAGTGGGTGGCTAAAACCGTGGCTAACTAGAAATGTATTTAGGTGCTCTTCGCGTAGCAGCACTTCTACTAATTTCTCTTTTCCGTCTACGTCTAATGCTTCTACAGTTTCATCTAAGATTAATAAATTAATTCTACTAGCACTAAGAGTTTGCATTAACTTGCGTATAGCTAATAGTGTAGCCACATTTACACGAGCCTTTTCGCCACCACTAAGCGCATTAATATCAATATCGCGGCCGTTATCAGTAATTACAACATTGAGCTTATCGCTAGTATTTACCTTAAAGGCAATTTGAAATCTGCCGTCGCTTAGATCTACTAAATAGCGATTAGTAATATCTTCCAAATCCTTTACTAAACACTCTATCTTATAGGCAACTAACCCAGTTGTTGAAAACGTTTTAGTGAGTACTTGTAGTATACTCATGCGCTCGTTCATAATCTTAAGCTGAAAGCTGTGCTCCTCCAGCTCCTCGCTCATTTCCTGTAATTGCTGCTTGATAGTCTCTACACGACTATTATGTTGTTGAGCCTTGGTATTATGTTCTTCGGCAATTTTAATTCGCTGTTGAGTTTCTTGTAAAGTTCTAGCCAGTAGATTGTATTGATCTTGTAATTCATTTTTATCTAGTACCTTGTTAGGTAGTTCGCGATCTATTAATAGGTGCAGCTTTTCCCACTGCTCTTGACGCTTAACCGCCTCTAGGTGTTCTTTATGCTTTTCACTGAGTACACCAAAGTTTAGGCTACACGCAACACTTTCACCAGTAGCACGATCTATAATGGCCCTGTGCTCATTAACTAGTTGTTGTACTTTGGTTTCATCAATAGCACTAAAACAAGTAGGGCAAACGCCATGCAATTTATTTAACTTGGCTATAAATTGTTCGCTGTCTTTAATAGTTTTAGCTAGTGTGGTTGCTTCTTGTTCACATTCTTTGATACGTTTAGTGTCTACTGGCTCAGGTATATTAGTTATATTTATAGCGGCTAGCTGTTCAATATAGGTATTGTTTTGATTAATCTTGCGATTAGTTTTGTCTACATTGGCTATTTCTAGCTCAAGTTCTGCTACACGCTTGCCTAAACTGTCGTCTAGGGTTTCTACTGGCCTTAGGGTTTTAGTGGTTAGATCACTTTTTTCATATTTATCTAACCAGTTATTGACAGTAGTAATTTTAGCCTGACAAGCACTAATCTCTTTGCCTAATTCAACACTATGTTCTTTAAACACTTCGCCTGCCCTAGTATATTTGGTCAGGTTTAGGATTTCAATAAGAAACTTTTTTCGTGCGGTATCAGCACTTGTTAAGAACTCTAGGCTGCTAGCATTGCTTTGATAAACAATTTGTGCAAAGCTCTTGTGATCTATGCCTACTATATCTTCTATGATTTTATAGGTTTGTGTAGCTGTATGTGCGCTAATATCTATACCATTTTTTAGTAATTTAACTGTTTGCTGTGCACCACGAACGCACTTTATAGTATAGTCATTGCCATCACGTTCTAGATCTAATTCAATGGTATAACTTTTATCTTTTATATAACGGTTAAGAATATCAGCTTTTTTAATACCCTTACTATTTTTATTATACAGCACTTCTTCTAAGATAAGTGCTACGCTGCTTTTACCGTGTCCGTTTTTACCAACCAATTGTGTAAGCGGAGCTTTTACAAAGTTAATAGTATTGTCTGCACCATAACTAAAGCAATTGCTCCAACGTAATTCTTTAATTGTTATCATTCACTTTCAATCTTATCTAGGTTATTTTGCACCTCAACCGCAGCACGCTCTATAGTTTCCTCAGGTAGTGCTAGTATATAGCGTAAGTATTCACGCACTTCTTCAATTAAGCTCATCTCACTATCGAGCATAAGCTGTACATCACTAGTACGTTTAATTACTTTGCGGTCAATTAACTCATTATCTTCTAGCTCGCCCAACTCTTGCAGGTCACCCTCAACTTGATAAATTGTATGATGATAATCGGTTGGCGGTTTAGGGTCGCTAGCACCAACAGTTTTGCGTATAAGTTGTGGTAGTTCTAGCTTAATCCAACTATGTTTTAGTGTATCTGTATCTAGTAAGATTACACCTGTGTCAACCGGATGGCGATGAAAACTGGTAGTAACAGGGCTACCTGGATAAAGAATATTGAGTTGACAATTTTCATAGCTATGTAGATCTCCGGCTAAGACAACGTCCCAGCCACTAAAAATTTTTAAATCTACTTCAGGTGTTACATGTGGCGGAATAGCTCCTCGAACATGTGTGCACAATATTTCGCCGCCTTCAGGCCAAGGATTGTTTTGTTCAAACTCTCGTAGTTTATTATATGGTACAAATTCAATACCATAGTCGCTGTAAAAATCGTCTACTATAATCACCCGACGATTCATACGATTAGTAGCCTTAGCTAAATTAGTCATAAAGGTTGTAGACTTTTTTACTGCTTCGTGATTGCCACTATAGATTATTGTGTTAATATTACAATGATTGATTAAGTCAAAGTAAATTTCCAACTCTTCCATGCTAGGCAATTTATCAAATACATCGCCGCCTATAACAAGTAAGTCAGCTTTAGTTTGGTGTTCGGCCAGTTGTTGCCACAATAAATTGTATCTATTTCTAGCCCAATCTTGTGGTACATTTTTCTGACCTAGCTTTATGTGTATATCTGCTGTAAATAGTACTTTCATTGTAGTCTCAAAAATAGAATGGCCCAGTAACCGAAATTACTGGGCCACATGTTAACCTAATTCTTTGATAGCTTCTTGCTCTGACTCATCACCGCCATCTTCATCTTGCTGGCTAGTAACCTTTTCTAGTAGAGCTTTGACTTCATCTGCTGTAGGTCTTGGAAACTTGTCGTCAATGTTTTGTGCACTATCTGCAGCTGCTCGTTCCGCTGGTGTTAGAGCACGAGGCTTGCAACGTAATACTTGTAGTGTATATTCGACATTAAATGCAAGTGGGCCAGTTTTTTGACGCTTAAATACTACATCCCAGCCTGTATCATAGTCAGTAGGATCACCTAAATCTTCTGCTGCTGTAAGAATTTGTTCAAACAACTTCTTTTTAAGATTAAGCGCCTTAACTTTACCATCTTTAGGATCAATACAGTTAATAGAATAGCTCCAGCTGCATTTTAGATCTGGAAAATAATCAGGCATATGATCTTTTTCTAGATTGTCAAATTTCTCTTTTTCACGACTAAAGGCCAAGCACTCAACAGGAATATCTTTATTGTTTGTGCCTTTAATCCAGTAAATATAACGTGGCAAAACTCCGCCAACTAATCTAACAGTGTTTTCACCATCTTTGTATTCATAAGTTTCTACTTTGTTTGTAGCTGCTTTACCTTTAGTTTGTTTAAAGCTAAGTGCCATTTATTCCTCGTATTTGAAATATAATTTGTTGTTGTTAATTGTTAATAGCGGATTGTATTTTATTGCGTCGATTTTTAGGTCTGGATAGTAACTTAAGTCTAAATAGGTGTAACCTAAATCTCTGTACTGCTGATAACTTCTACGTGCCGCTAGTTGTATATACTGCGATTTAAATAGTATATCTGTGTTACGATCAAAGAAAAGTTGTCCAGGACTGGTTAAAAAACTACTGCCTCCGCCTAATCCTAGATTAAATCCTTTATAGTAATCTTCTAGTAATTCAACTAATTTTATTGCATTGCCCTTAGCCTGTTGCTCTAGTTTACTAAGGTCGAAGCGGAAACTTTTTCTTTGATTCATCATATATTATAACACAATACATACACTACTGCAAGTTAAAAATTCTATACCGATATAGTTTCCCAGCCTTTTTTCATATACAGGCCTAAACGATCAGTATTTTGTTTTTTATCGGCCCAGCCGCTAAATTGAATATCTACTACTATAGGATTTAGTTTGCCAGGATGCGGTCGCATAATGCGCCCTACAATTTGTTCTAGTAAACTGTCATTGCTCATTGGTACTGCTAGTATAACACAGCTGAGTATGTTGATTGAGATTCCTTCGCTGAAGATTTGACGGCTACCAGCAATGCACATTTTTTGTTTGCTGAGGATTTGTTCTTTGGCATATTGCCGTTCTTCAAAGCTGGTGTCGCCAGTAACCAACAAACACGTTTCTCCGACATATTCTTTTACTTTCTCCAAAAATTCTACACGATCTGCTACAACAAGTACGCTATGTCCATGTTGTATGTGGTAAGTAGCTAGTGCACTAATAAATTTTCTATAGTAGTCGCTCTGCGTTAGTTCATTAATTTTTTCTACCCAAGATACATTTGGTTTTAGAGTAATATTACTTTTTACTAGATGTACTACAGGATTAATAGTATTAGCTTGTTCTGGCTTAAATACTGTTGTACCAAAATAATCTTGAAATAGCACATGCTTACCATCTTTACGCTGCATTGTACCGCTAAGTGCCAATCTATATCTAGCGTGAAAACTGTCAATAGTTTGACTAAATGTTGTGGCAGGACAGTGGTGCGCTTCGTCTAAGATTATTGCACCGAATTCTTTGTTAATCTTAACTAGATTTTTTACTATACTTTGTACATTGCCTACTACAATAAAATGATCTTCTACGTCAAAATTACCACTGCCTATAACGCCAGGACTGATACCAAATAATGCCTCAATTTCTTCATACCACTGGTCGCGTAGTGCCGTAGTATGAGTTATTACTAGTGTTTTTTGTCCCCATTTGCGTGCGATGTGCAAAGCAGTAAATGTCTTTCCCCAGCCAACTAACGCGTTAATAAAGCAAGTATCTGTAACTTGATCGTAGATTTCTTGCTGATCTGGTCTAAGCGCATATCTAGCTGTGGGAAATGGCACAGGATTGTTAGTGCGCTTATCTACTATATTATAGCCTTCTGGTATTAAGTCTAATCTACCTTGCGGCACACTAATCATGCCACCTGTATAAGTTTTATAGTTTTTAATAGTTTCTACACTAACAAATTTCTTTGATCCAGTATTTTTATGAATTTTATAAGTAAGTGTATTCATAATAAATTTACTAGCAGCACTACCTGGATTATCCATGTAGATTCTGTTGCTAATAATAGCTTTCACACTTTTCTCCAAGTAGGTTTAATTGGCTCACTGTAAAATCCATATAATAAGTTTCTGCCGCTATAACTAAGTATACCAGCATATATTTCATCGTCTTGTGGTACTTGTAGGCTTTTAAAACGTTCTGCCAGACCCTCAACCTCTAAAACACACCCAATGCCTTGCACAGGGAAAACTTGTTTTAACCTGTATGTTTGCAGCTTGGCGCGCCTGGTTTTTTTATGTTGAAATAGTTGTCCATGGCTGTCTATAAACCACGTAGTACTTTTTGCTAATTTTATTACGTCTTGTAGGAAGTAGATAGCTGTGCCTATAGGATATAAGCTGTCGCCAATCTGCAGTCTGCGCAACCCTAGTGTAGGCTTAGCTATATTCTTATCATCTACTACGCGATAGTTATCACTGTATACAACTGTATCTTGATCTACATATTCTTTGCGAAAGAATATTAAGCCGCCTAACTGTTGCGGCTCACGCTCTCCTAGTCTAAATACGGGCCAGACTATTGCCGTCAGTTCTATAGGTTTCCTCAAAGTGTCCAAAGCTATAGTCATCTCCAATATCTTGATCTACGCCAATAGGAAAGCCACTAATATTGCAGCCCCAGTTATATTGAGTATTACTACGCAATATTTCACAATACTGTTCTACGTGCTCGGTCTTAACAAGTGCCACGATTGAGTCATGGACAAGCATGAAGATTCTTGCGTCAAGTCCGCGCTCAACAATTTCTCTTGCAGTTCCAATAGCTCCGAGTAGGTTAACGTCACTTGCCAGCGATTGGATTTCTGAATTAATACCACTTCGTACTTCGTGGGCTGCGATTCCTTTGTCACTGCTGAATACATTAGGAAGCCGTCTTTTTCGGCCAAAAAACGAGTAAGTATATCCATTTTGTTGAATAAAGTCTTTGCGGGTATCTAACCACTGTTTAAGTTTTTTGAAAGTTGTAAAGTACTGCTTAATATCATCACGGGCACGATCTACTGGGTAATGCTGACCTGTTGCTTTAGTAACTGTAACACTAACCTTATCTGCTCCCGATCCATATAGAATACCAAAGCTAATAGCCTTAGCACTTTGACGCATATCTGGATATAGTTTCTTTACCTGCTCAACGTCGCATGGTAAGTCAAACACCATTTTAGCAATACTACTGTGAAAGTCCCCGCCATCAGTAAACACTTTTTGCAGATTCTTGTCACCACTGAGTACAGCAGCATAATACATTTCAGCAGTTCTTAAGTCTTGCGAAACAATCTTATAGCCAGTCGGAGCTTTGATACAACCTTTGATAATAGGGTCATCACGCGGTATTTGTTGCGCGTTAAACTTTCCACTACTACTAAGACGGCCACTAGTGGTAAAGATAAGATTAAAATTAGTGCGAATCCGATCATCCCTATCAAGCTCAGGAAGTATTTTGTGTATATATGTGTTTTGGATTTTGGATAGTTTACGTACTTGTAAGATCGCTTTAGGAAGCTCATGTTCTTCACTTAATTGTTCTAGGACTTCTGCATCTGTACTTATAGCACCTGTGCTAGTTTTCTTGCCTGTGGGCGTTAAGCCAACATAGTCAAATAGTATACTACGCAGTTGCATAACACTGTTAGGGTTAAACAACTTGCAGTTAACTATCTCAAATTTCTTTACTTCGTCAAAAGTATAAATATGCTGTTTAGCTTCTTCTATCTTGGTAGTTAGATAAGTATCTGCTAACTGCATACGCTCACGACTAATAGGTATTCCTACTTCTTCCATGTCCATTAAGAACAGCGTACCTGGGATTAGTATTTCTGTGTATACTTTATGTAGGTTAGCGTTCTTTTGAACAATAGGCCAAAACTTGTTGAACAGCTCTAGTGTAACTGCTGTGTCTATACTAGCATATTCGCTGATAATATCAAATGGGATTAAGTCGTAGGTAAAGTTCTCGTTGAGCATACCATGTTGACGACAATACTCTTTCTTAAATTCATCCAGTTTAGCGTCATAGTCACCATAATCGGTATATTTTAGTGCTAAGTCTTTTAGGCCGTGCCCATCAGTTTCATCTAGGACGTAGTGCATAACCATTGTGTCATGTACTCGTGTACGGTCAAAGTCTAAGTCTAGATGATATTTTAGCATTTTATAGTCAAATTTCATATTATGAAAGACTATAGTAAAACGGCTGCAAATTTCTTTTAATAATTCAAATGTACTTTCACCAATACAATCACAGCTAATATATCTGCCGTGATTTGGTTTGTAGCTCATGCTAATGCCTAATACATATCCATCGCGTGGATATAGGCCTGTAGTTTCTGTGTCTATAGCTACTACACCTTGTGCATTTTCTAAGACTTCTTGGAAGAAGGCACGTGCCTGTTCTTCATCATCAATACCAGCAAAATCGCCTTGCTTAACGCCCTTAACCTCACCATTAATATGTTTATGTATTTTGTCTAGAGCACGCTCAAAATCTGGTTTTCCTTCTGGCTTAAATGCGAGCATTGCAGGATTACTAATAGGTATAAACTTTTCATTTACTAGTTGACCGGCATAATTAGTAACACTAGTAATTTTGGCATATTCTTTAGCCGCTTCTGCGCCTACCAAGATCACTAGGTCATAGAGATCGGTATCTATATCAAGATCAACGTCTTTTTTCAGCAATTTAGTAATTGGCTTTGAACTCATGTGAAAATGTTCAAAATCAAACTGAAAGTAATCTTTATATCTGGTTCTGTTAGGGGCTTTATCAATTACAGCAATTTTCATTGAATATACTCTTTTATGCTTGTTACGTCGCTTTGATCTAATTCACCAGGATCAACACCATCTGGCAGCTTCATTATTTCTACTATAAAATCATCTTCTTCTAAGGTTGGCTTGAGTTGACGTGCTGCTTTTTCGCCTGCTTCATCGCCGTCAAATAAGATGTATATATTTGTAACACCTTGTGCCTTAAATGGCAGTAGTTTTTGTTTTGCAGTATTTTGCAGTGTATTTGTGCCAAAACAGCAGACCGCATTTTTAATTCCTTTATCGTAAAGATTAAGCATATCAAACACGCCTTCTACTAAAACTATACTGCGACTAGGTGCTTCTAGATAACTAGGAAATAGTGGTAATTGCACACCACTAGGATAATTGATATATCTAGGGTTTACATTACTAAGTGTATGTCTACCAACAAATACTTTAATTCTATTAGTAACATCTTGTATAGGAAATACAATACGATCTTGTAGTTTTTCTACTTGATTTGTATAAAAAGCATTAAAATGTTTTAGTGTACTAGCACTAATGCCACGAAATGGTTTTGTCCAGGGAGTATGCCCTAGTGGGATGGCGATCTCTTGGCTTGCGCTGAGTTCTTGTAATTTCTTCTTGAGATTAGCAATCCTAAATGGCACAGGATTAGTAAAGACCCCAAAATATTTAAAGATGTTAGTTTTAAACCCACAACTAAAACAATGGGCAGCACCACTAACACGATCGATTCGAAAACTAGGATTATTATCTTCATGTTCTGGATTCAAGCATTTGATTAAGTAGTCTCGCCCGCTTACAGTATAAGCTAAGCCGTTCTTTTGTAGTAGTTCTAGGATTGGATCGCTCACTTATGTATCCCAAGGTAAATCTGCTGCTGTATCGTCTTGTTTAAGATCTTTCTTTTTTCCAGCTTTTTTAATTGTTTCTTTTTCTTGTGGTTTGTCTATACTTTGCGGACTAATTCTAAGAGTTTCCCAGTCTATTGGGCTAGTAAATTTCATCTCTTTTCCGCCACGAATTTTAGTAGTTTCAAAACTAATAGCATTACTACTCTTATCATGTGCCTCCATTACTAGTGCAATATCTGCGGCATCTAGGATACCTTTGGCAAAACGTGCTTCACCAGTTGCATCAATTTGATAAGGACTTACTAACACAATCTCATATTTTCTAGCTAGATTCTTTAGTTTTTTCGACACTTCGATTTGAGGCTTCCAGTCATACATATCTGCGCCTTCAATTACAATTTGATTTAAGTAGTCTACTACTACAACCTGCAACTTATCACCAAACTTAGCTTTAGCTTTACCAATATGTAGGTCAATACTACTAATAGTTAAATCTCTGTCATCAACTATAATCATTTGATTATCTGGTTTTAATTGATGGTTACGCACTAGTTGTTCTTCAAACTTAAATCTATCACGATGACGTAAAAAGTCTAATACAGTTTGATCAGATTCCTGAAACATACCTGCTCTAGCTTTTACAACATTTAATACTTCATTATCAGTTAGTTTATTCTGTTTTAGCCGCTGTAAATCTACGTTTGCTAATATACTGAGATTACGTTCCATAACCTCATAGGCAGTCATTTCTATAGAGAAGTATATAGAACTATTCCCATTCTCATACTGATTAACAAAAATATTACTGCTAGTAATACTTTTGCCGCTGCCTCGTTTACCGCCGATGAGTATGAGTTCTTGTCTAGCCACACCGCCAAGTACAGCATCAAAAGTATTATTAAGTCCCAAGTAAACACGCTCTTTCTCCAAATCATCTGGGTGACGAAATAACATCATATCAGCCATAGTAAATACTTTTTCACTGGTATGTGTCTTTTCTTCTATAGTCATAGCTATAGTAGACAAGTTCTCCTTTATTTCATTAGTGTCGTATAGTGGTAGTTTATCTACAAATTTGTCTAATAATTTTACAGTTTCGTTTTGTGTATATTGATCTATTAAAGCATCTAATGCTATTTCTGCACTAACGTCAGGAACTTCCGTTAAGCGGAGAGTAGCTAACGTCTTAGACGCTGGTCCCTCCCTTAATGTTAATGCTAAATCATCAAAACTTGGTACTTGATGGTACTTTTCGTAATGTTTATTGATTGCACTGTAAAGAGAGCTGTACGCAGGGTCTAAAAATACTAGTTTGAGCCGTGCCCATAATTCTAGGTTTTGCTCTGCTAGTAGTTTGTTTAAGACTACTGCACTTGTATCCAAATTAACCTACTTTCGATTCATTGTCTATGATAACTTGGTCTATAATTTCCGTTACTTTGTATAGTACTTCTTCTCGTAATTTTTTAATATCTTGCTGATAGCTTGCGTCTCGTTCAAATAACAAGCTAAGCTGTTCGTGTGTTACTAATTGCTGCAGACCGAAATATATGTGATCGTAAGCCATAGTAGATTCAGGCATTACCTCAACTTGTGCTGTTCGGCCGTAGTTGTCGGTAGCTAATTTTACTACTTCTTCTACCGTAAAACTCTGATTATCGTGATAGGTAATAGTTACTTTCATCTTCGGCTTAAAGTAAAAAAGGCTGGGAGCTTTTTACGACTCCCAGCCTGGGTTTTTATTGCTTGTTTAAGCAGCTTTGGCTTCTGCTTTAGCACGCTTGGCAGCACCGTCATAGTCTGCAACTTTGATACCACGACGGGTTAAAAGTGTCTTAAGACCACGCTCTGTTTTGTCAACAGCAGCTGCAATCTCTGCAACAGTCATACTATGAATCTTGCTACCTAGTGAAGTAACTGGATCTACATTCTCTTTAGCATAGCTGTTCTTTTGTGCAGGAATCTTAGCGATTTGACCTTTACGAGTAAGGCTAAGAGCTTTACCACGTACGCTAGCAACAGTTTTATTAAGTGCGCTAGCAATATCCTCAATAAACGCACCCTTCTCAGCCATTGCAATAAACTTAGCTTCTTCAGCGTCAGTATATGTACGAGCAACTTCAACTTTTTCAGCAGGTTTAACACTGCCAGTAAGTTCAAGTGCTAAAAGTTTACCTTGGATTTGCTTGGCAGTAAACTTGCCATCCATGAATTCTTCAGCGATTTGTTTATAGGTAAGTTCGCCTGTGTGGTTAACTACAAACTCAGCAAGCTCAGCACCTTCATCTTCAGTAAATGCACTAGTCTTTTCTTTGGCCATGCTAGCAACTTCTACTTCAAGTTGACGCAATTTGCTAGCTACGCTACGTGCGGTAAATTCAGCACCAAGTGCTTCTGCGGCATGCTCAACAGTAGCTGCACTAACAGGACGCTGGCTACCAACAAGTTTCATAAGTTGGTCAACAGTAGCGTCAGACCATTTTTTGGCTTTTTCAGTCATTGATATGTTCTCTTAAAAAAGTATTTAAGTTTGTGATAATTTTTATGCCGAGTGTATCGGCTTTTTTACGTTTTGTACTACTTTTATCTTCTTCGTCAACTAAATAATCCGTAGTTTTTGTTACAGTTTCGCTGATACGAAATCCGTGTTCTGTTAGTTGCTTGTAGGCTTCGGCTTTGGTTTTATAAGAAGATAGTTTACCTGTAACGCATACTATAGGTCCGGCAGTATTTGCCACAGGTGTTTCACTGCGAAAAGAGAATGGTAAAAACTCTCTAATTTCTTTGAAATCCAGTTCTAGCCAGCCCAAGAGATTTTGAGTTACTTTATCTCCTAGTCCAGCCTGTTTACAAGTCTCTAGGTTAATTTCGTCTATATGACTAACTACACTGCTAATCTTAGTACTAGCAGTATTACCTACTAGTGGGATACTAAAACTTGCTAGTACTTGATTTAGAGGAGCACTACGACTTTTTTCAATTTCTGCTAAGAGCTTTTCTGCTACTTTTATACTGCCTAGTAGGTCGCTGATTTCATCAAGCTCTAAGTAGTATAATTCAGTAATATCTGCTAGCCCTAGTTTTTCAATAGTCTTTGCGCCCATACCCTTGATGTTCATAGTTTTGCAAAAGTGTTCTACACGTTTGCTTAATTGAGCATCACAAGCCTGGTTGCGACAAAACAACTGATCGTTAACCAGTTCTAGTTTATAGTTGCAACATGGACAATGTGTGGGTATTTCAATCTTCATGTGTATTAATTAACCTAAGATATTATTATACAGTATTAACCAGTGTATTACAAGCTAAAATTTTTGTTGCCTTGGCAGCAGAAATTTAGGCATTATAGCGTTTCCACCCTTTGTGCATATTCTTTCTTCCTTTTAAAAGCTCTGTTACTTTAGGCTGTAGTAAACCATGTTCTTTAGAAAAATTTGATATATGAACTACCTCATGAATCTCACCTGTAGGTGAAATTAATTTTGGATATTGAGTTCCTCTATAATACCGAATGGATTTAATATGTTTTAATTTGTCATATAACAACGGTTCTACTTCTTTTAACCAACCATGACTTTCTAACGCTGCTATATGTCGGATAGTATAAATAGATACTCCAGTTATATTTTCAATATCTCTCTTATTAAGCGTGGGATTTTCTTGTACTAATAATCTAAGAACAGAAATATATTGCTCATTTGAGTATTTTGATGTACCTACTTTTTCCCCAAAAAGAACTGGATTGCCTGCTTCACTTAAAGTATTGAAACCATTGTTAACAGAATCAAAGATTTCAATAGCTTCTTTTTCAGCATCGTTAAGCTCTTTGTAAGAACATTCTAAAATAATCATTAGCGTTGGCATGCCAAAATTATTATATCCGTTCTGGAGCTTAGGGGCTGCTGCTTGTCTACTAAAAGCACTTTTATGTTTTATAAATCTATCTTCTATATTAAGTGATTGACCTATATAAACCTTATCTGTATTTTCGAACTTTAATAAATAAATCCCGCAAGTCATAAAATTATACCTTAAAATTTATACTATATATTTATTATAGCATAATAGGTATAATTTGTCCAACTAAAATTTTTTATGCATCTACTTTATGTAGTATACAGGGTATTACTTCCCCGCTTCTTACAACTGCCACTGTATCGCCAATCTGTAAGTCTAGTGCTTCTATAAACCCAGGATTGTTGAGTGTGGCTCGGCTTACTAGTGCATCGCCAATTTTAACAGGCTCTAGAATAGCTGTTGGTGTTACTTTGCCAGTTTTGCCTACATTCCATTCTACGCCTAGTAATTTAGTTTCTACATGCTGAGCACGTTCTTTGCGAGCATATGCACCGCGTGGATGTTTGCTAGTATAGCCCATTTGTTCAAACTGATGATTATTATTCAGCCTAACAACAATACCATCACTGGGATAAATCTTAGCAAGGTCTGGTTCTAGTACAGTGTTAAAGCCCAATTGCTTAAGCACACGCATATCACCAGACCAAGTTGGATCTAGGTTTGGTGTTATCTGATAGGCAAAAAATTCGATTGCTCTGGTTTTGAACTCGTCTAGGTCTTTAAGATTTAAGCTGCCTGCTGCATAATTACGGCTATTTTCTACATGCAGTGGAGCCACAATCTCACCAGTAATTTGCACAGTTACATTACCAAGATTAATTCTTAGTGGCACTAGACCACCATGCTCGTACATTTTATCTGTAATAACTTGACCCTCAACGCCATCACCGCGAGTAAGTGCCTGCACTAGTACACCATCTACATATAACAAGCTAATAGCTGCACCGTCTAGTTTGATGCTGGTGGTAACGTCTAGACCTGCTAGCGGATCTTGTTTACCTTCATCTTCATAAAACTTTTGTAGGCTATACATGCGGTGTACATGCTTGTCTTTTTTGCCGTGAGCAATAGCACCAACTTTATTATAACCGCAACCCTCTGCTAGTGTGTCGAACACGTAATCTGGAATAGTGGGCGTACCGGCATAGTAGGCCTCACTTGCTTTGTCTAATAGTTTATGTAATTTATTCATAAATAATATTATAGCAGTTTAGGGTCTGTATTTCAAGTTACTTTTTTGTAATCTGATCGTGAAAGAACTTAATTACTTCTTCACCTTCAGCCTTAGCACAAATGTCTAATAATCCGTAGAGCAGGCTATGTATATTCTCTATACTAGCAGGTATACTAATACCTTCTCTAGATGCTTGCCAGTCGCCTTCATAGGTAAGAAAATACTTACGTAGTTGTATGTAGGTAACTTCTCTAAAGTCATTAACCACCAGTCTAACCTGAAAACCTTTTTCGATATTTTCTTCGATTAGGCGTTCGTAGAGTATATTGCTGTCCACTATACCTGCACTCCAAGTTCACGAATCTGTTGTAGGCTGGCTAGTTCATAGTGTGGCTGCCAGCAGTATTGACGCCATTTATCATCCATTAACCACATGTGGTAAATATACCCATGTTTAGGGTCGAGCTTTTCACTATATATTTTAGCCAGTGAACAATATCTAGCACTCCATACTACCTCACCAACTTCAAACTTGTCACGAGTAGCACCATCAGGAATTAGCTGTGGATTAAAGTAGTTTTGGCCTGGTATGCGTAGTGGAACACTATATTCGTCTAGTACTTGTTTAATAATGGTTACACCACGATAGGTACTTTTAGTAATAGCATCAATAGTGTTACCAGTAAGATATTCTTGAATAATAAATATCTTCTCATCTTTAGTAACAGCTTTGCCACGCAACTTAGCCCGTTGCTCAGCAGTTCTACGTTGACGTTCCTTAAACTGCTCAATTATTGTACCAAGTCTAGCAGTATTGTATGCCATGCCAAGCATTTGACAAGCATCTTTTTTAGTAATAGGCTTCTTACCTTCTTCTGGCTCTAGCAATCTAATGACGCGACTAAGATTGCTGTCTGTCATACGCTCTTCTTCAAGCTCAGTCTTACGTTTTCTAGCCATTAAATTCTCCAGAAGTAAAAGGCGGCACTAGGCCGCCACAATTATGCTGCTTTTAAGACGCTGGCGAAGTAAACTGCTGCTTTGCCAGTAAGTTTGCCGAGAATGTCCTCGTCGATTGGGCCACCCTTAGCTTCAATAGCTGCTTTGAGTGCAGCGATCGAATCTTCTTTTGACACGCGTTTACTGCCTTCACCTGACGCAGTTTTAGTTGTCTTAGCTGAACCGGCACTGGAGTCTTTCTTAACATAAACTCCAGCTTGTACAAGCACCATGCGTACGCCGTTCGGTGACATTTCAATTTCTTCTGCAATGTCTTTGATGATTTCAGTTGAACTTTCAGGTGTTGGGCCTGCTTGTTCATACATTTCAATAACTTTAGCTTTGAGTTCGTCTGTCCACTGTGATTGAGTTGCCATAATAAGTTTTTCCTTTAGTGTAAGTTTGGATTTTGTTTGGGGTTAAGTGTTTCTATTAAATCGCGTTCTAGTAGTTTGTGATACATTGCTTCGTTACTAGCAACTAACATATAAAGTATGCTGCTAGGCACTAAACTATCAGGCAACTCATCGAGTGTTTTGTCGTTTTCTACGCATAGTTGTTCTAGTTTCGTGCGAAGTTGTATACCTTGATTTACAGTTTCGTGTATATGGATACTATCCCATATTCTAAATTTAGACATATTCTACTTGAACATTAGTCATACCTTCAGGCTTGAAGCGCCGGTAGTTATGCTTAAGATCAAACTCCTGTAATAGTTGCATAGTTTCCTCATGTTGACGACGACGCAGCGCACCCATAGTTTCAGCAAATTTAGCAAATTCACCGGCTTCAAGATTGGTAACGTCCCAGCCCTCAATAAAGTTGCTTGGAGTTACTAGCTCGATAACTGCGCGTTTACTAACATCACCAGCTTGTTTAGTGTAAGTAAATTCAAGTAGTTTCATGGTTGGCCTTTTGTTATCAACAGAAATAATATTATACAGTGTTGTAGAAACATTTTCAACAAAGAAATTTTAATCTTCTTTAAAGATTTCCTTTTGTAGTGCTTGACGAAATAATTGTGCTTTAGTTTCGCTAAAAAGCGGCATAAACAGCATAGGAGCAATAATTGTGGAAATAACAAGATAAACTATGCTGCTGATTATAGGGCTATCAGTAAACGTATTACTAATGCCAATGGCTCTAGCTGCTCTAACAATTGGTAGATAGTAGAACAACCATACACAGATAGCAGTTGATAGTGCAAATATTGTATATCCCACTAACCAATCCATACAGATCTGCCTTGATTGTCGTGTGCTCGTGCACCAATGCTAAAGTCTACTCGACTTGTTTGGTTTACACGGCTAGGGCCACGACCACCACGGCTATAACTCATCAATGCTTCTTGTTGAATCTTTTGATTGCTATTGAACATATCACGATTAACATACCCTGCAAACTCTTTGAAAAGCATGGCAACCTTAATCTTGCCTGGCGTCCACTGCGGGTCTTTAGGTGTTGCGCGACGATACTTAATAGCACCTAGTGCACGCTGAGCACTAGTATCACCAGGATGTTTCTTTAGGTGACGATTAAGTTTTCGTTTACGATTAGTTTCCCAAGTTTTATTACTTTTATATCTAGTGTAATAGTTTTGGTCACTTTTACTACTAGTTTTGCCTTTGGCCATTTATACCTCAATACAATTAATTAGTGATTCCTCAGTATCCCACAGCCAGTCTTGTAAGTCAGCAGCACTGTCAATGCCGTCTGGAACGTGATCGTAGTCTAAAAAGTTTAGCATTGCGTCTAGTGGATCTGTACCAAACACTATTTCTAGATCAATGCCAGCATCCTGAGGATGTTGAAAAGCTACAACATATTGTTTATCTTGTTTCATAATCCTTTCCTTTAATACAGAATAAATATTATAGCAAAACACGGCACACAAGTCAATATAATTTTTTTATGACAAAAAACCCAGCCTAAGCTGGGTTGTGGTGTTTGGTGCCCCCTCCGTGAGTCGAACACGGCACCAACGGATTATGAGTCCGCTGCTCTAACCATGCATGAGCTAAGGGGGCTTATGTGTACTGTGTTTCAAACCAACTTTTTTCTACACTACAAGCTGGACACAGGTAATCTTCTGGTAATTCTGCAAACGGTACAGTACGATCTGGATCGTTTTCATAAACATAATCACAAACAGGGCATACGTGAATCTCATTACTCATTATGCCACCTTTGCTAATACTTGTTTATATTGATTGGCGTGCTTTTCTTCTACTTGTTTAAGTGCAGCAAACACTTTTTCAGCTTTAGCCAATCGTTGCTTAAATTCTTCAGCATGTTGGCTGCTTTCTAGGATTTGATTTCTAAACTCATTAAGCGCAATAGTATCTTGTTCAGCTTTGGCAATAGCTGCAAACTGCGGATACATTTCTGTGTACTCGTAAGTTTCACCAGCAATAGCCATTTCCAGGCAAGTTACCGGATCTAGATCGCCGTATATTAGTTTAAGATGGCCCCAAGCATGTAGTATTTCTTGATCTGCTGTATGTTCAAAATGTTTGGCGACATCTTCCATGCCTGCGTCACGACATACTTTAGCAAAGTACCGGTACTTGATATGTGCCATGCTTTCACCTGCTAGTGCACTTTCCAAGTTTTTAAGTGTTACACTCATTATTATTATCCTTGTGTGATGTGGAGCGGGCGACAGGATTTGAACCTGCAACGAACAGCTTGGAAGGCTGACACTCTACCGTTGAGTTACGCCCGCACTCGAATATATTCTACCTTAACAAAATTGTACTTGTCTATTGACCAACGTAGCAACAGTTTAGGGTCGGTTAACTTGATGTACTCTAGCTTATCAGTCTGCCCAGTTTTCGTCTTCGGTGCTTTTGCTGTCATCGTCATCTTCTACAAAATCACTCATTACTACAAGACTAACGCCTGTATGACTGGCAAGCTCTTCAACTAGAGCTGCAATTTTATGTAAGAGATCAACGTGATCGTAGTGATCGTCTCCATCACACTCAAAACTAACACTTAATCCTGCATGTTTAAACTCTAGTTCCATATTCGTCCTTTGGTTGTGTTGTTATGCTAATTTCCATTTATTAGCAGATTTTCGTTTTCCAGTTAATAGCTGATGCAAAGAGCTATTATTAACGTTGTGGTCTCTACAAAATTTTTGTAAATTTTCTATCGTATATACTTCTCCCTGTGGAGATATAACTCTAGGATATTTAATGCCCTGTCTTTTGGCATCCCATAAACCTAACCTAGATATATTTAGCATTTTATCGTATTCTTCTGGATATATCTCTCTTATCCAGGTGTGATTACGTCCTTTATTAAATGATTTTATAATTGCTATAGGAATATTTAATTCCTTAGATATATCTGTTAAGAGTTTATTGGGATTATTAACTAAGTAATGTAGTAGCTTTATAATATCTTCATTTGAAACTAACGATCTAAAATGGTCTTGGCCGCGCCCATTATTTACTACTTTGTCCGTTATATTTAATCCATTTTTATATGAATTATATTTTTTAATATAGAATATTTCTTTTTCTGTTAGTTCTGATACTGTACATATCTCTATAATATCTAATAATGGATATGAATTTGTAATACTATAAGCTTCTAATAGCATATAATTGCTTTTGCCATGTTTTAATTCAGACTTATGACAAACGTATCTTTGTTCAATATTAGAAGATTGGCCAATATAAGGCCAATCTTCTAGAGTATTAAAACGTAAACGATAAATTCCTATAGTCATAATAAATATCTTTAAAAAATTTAAATATAATTAATTATACTATATATGTTCGACCAATTCAACATCAATTTTATTTATCGTTTGCATTTTTTAAATTAATATGGGAATTTTTAATAACAAGGAAATTCCCGTAACCCCGATCAGTTTTTAAGCTACTAGCTTAAACTCCTGATAAAAATGCTCATCGTTGGCATTTATTTTGTTTGCGTCTACGGCCAGCTAGTGCTAACCCTGCGGCTTCTGCATTGCCGAGTTGTCCACGTCTATACTCTTTACCCCGTCGAAACCATGTCTGGCCCATCAGAAGTATACTGCACTAGCCAGTTGAATACAGCCGACCAGTCTTCCTTATCAGTGAAGTGCAATATACTTCTGGTGGACCAGGCGGGAGTCGAACCCGCGTCCGCAGTACTTTTCTATTAGCTTCATACAACTATAACTTGGTGCTGAATATCGGATTTGAACTGATGACCTACCGCTTACAAGGCGGTTGCTCTACCACTGAGCTAATTCAGCTAAGATGTAATAACCTATATAGCCTAGTACAAATACTAAGCTAATAGCTTCTAATACAGTAAATGGTTGTTGATTATAAAAATTAACTACTGATCTTTTGATGTTGGCAGAGTTCTTCAAAACAGTCCCACAATTTATTAAATTTTACCTCATAAATAGTTTCCAGGCCAAGTAAATAATTTGCAATCTGATCTTTGGTTGGGTTACCTTCTAAGACTAATTCTTGCAGATGTTTAATCTCGGTAGTAATTTCCCAGTTTTTAAGTATCAATTGTTCTAAGTCGAATCTAGTATATTTCATCGGTTTAATATAAATTTTAGTCTGTCAGCTGCATAGCTTGCAGCAAAAGCATCTGGTTTAATTAAGGCTTCAACATCACAAGTACCACGAATATAGCCTATAGCTTGTTGAACTACTTGATTGCTAGCATAGCACTCCTGTGGGTTAAGGTCTAGGTGTATTTCCACATGCCTGTCTTCAATTACGTCCTTAAGCTCTAAAAAGATTTCACTAACTTTATAAACCTCAGTCATCAATCTAATACTAGGCCTATTACGTTTTTGATCATAGTCACGTTCACGGATGTGATAGCCAAATATTTTGCAGCCGTGCTTGCCGTCAATATGTACTACAATAGCAACAGTATAGTCAGCCCACCAAACTTTATCGTGTCTAGTACGCTCACTGTCTGCGCCTAAGTAGATTTTACTTTCCTGGCTACTTTGACGTATATACTCTTTTACTTCGTTAATATCAAACTGTTTCATGTTATTCTCGTAGTGTTCTAGTATAGCCACTTGTTGGTGGCTATAGTGGAAAACTATTCGTCGCCTTCAACCCTTACATACCTATAATTTCTAGCTATTTCTTTAACCATTAGTTTAAAGTTCTCTCTAGACTCTATAAATTGTGTATATCCCTGAGCACCATTAGTTGCTAATGCCAGTGCTGCTGCTCCCACGTCATCAATTCCACTCATTATAATATCAAAATCTTGCGTATGTCGTTTACAATTTTGTGGATATACTTTTATACTACTCATGCTATACTTGTGCCTGTCCTGTTATATGCCAACTATCGTTGAAGATTAATGTTATCGATTCATATGGTGATTGTAACACAACTTCATCACCATCGTCTATTTTATCACCATTTTGTGTTACAATATAGATCTTTTTATTTCCAATCTGCTTTTGCTGAGCTTTTATTATCAACATTTTGCCCTTAGGGGGATTTTTTGGTAAATATATTTCTATACTTTTTTCGTTTAATACTCCTATGTAACAGTCGTCTGGTTGAACGTAATAACTTTCCTGAATAACTTTAGCTGGTAATATACAGCTCATTGTACCACTAGGGCCAGGCGGTCCAGCTGGACCTGCAACACCCTGTGGACCTTGCGGCCCCTCTACTCCTTGTTCACCTTGCGGCCCTGGTGGGCCTTGTATGCCCGTGTCACCTTGTGGGCCCATTGGTCCTTGGGGGCCAGTATTACCTTGTGGTCCTTGTGCACCCTGCGGGCCTTGCGGACCTGCTACTCCCTGTGGGCCTTGTGATCCTTCAGGTCCTGGTGGGCCTTGACCGCCACCAGTATTGATAATAACATCATTGTCACTGACAGCTTGAGGTTGTAGAGCAGGTGGAGGCGTAAAAAACCAAGGTGGCGGTGGAAAAAAGTACTGTGTTTGATACATAGTAATCTCCAATAAATGTGCCACTAGACTTTTGGTCTAGTGGCTATCACACAAAGAGATTATCTAATGTTTGTGTTTGTGTTTGTTGGATTAGCAGCTTGTGTGCCACTACCAACATTAATTGCACTATTAGTGCTTTGAATATTTTGAGCAATGCCCCACAGCATATTGTAGAGCTGACCCCACTGTTGCTGTTGTTGCTGTTGCTGTTGCATCTGGTTGATGTTATTGGTTGTAGTAACTTCAACACCACGAGTTTGCGCACCTGTGTCAATCTTAGCTTGCAGCGCAATAATAGCTGCATTAGCATCTGTAAGTTGACGATTTAATGTGGCTTCGTACTGTTGTACTAGCAGTGCACGGGTTTTATCGCCATCAGCACTAATGTCTTTGCTGAGTTCATAGCGATTTTCCATGATCTGCTGCTGAACGCCATTAAGTTGCTGTGCAAGTACCATAGTACCAGCATTAACAGCTTCTTTAACACCGTCAGTGCGAGCTGCTAAGCTACTAGCTACGTTATTTAACTGAGTAGTAATACCCAGTGTTTGTGTAGCTTGACTAGCTTCCATTGCGCTAGTACTAGTAGCAACGCTTTTATCAACAGCACCAATAGCTTGCATTAAGCTCATGTTAGCTTGTACTTGCTCTGGTGGGCTACGAAGTGCTGCTCCAGCAGCACCAGCGCCATCATTACCAAATAGATTACCATTATTACGTAGCAGCGATCCTAGGATCAGGCCACCAATTAAGCCGCCACCGCCAAATAGGCCGTCGCCGCCACTCATCATCATACCAGCTGGTGTAATACTTTCTGCCATTTTATGCTCCTTGTTGTTATAATTATAGTGGAGAATTCGGCAAACAATACTGGCAGGTATTATTTGCCAGTTAAAAGCTACTTGTTAGTAGCTTTAGGAATTATACTCTCATAGTGATTCATTGTTAGTCTAACACCGCCCTCACACATTTCGCTGATACGTTCAGCCATAAAGTGCAGGTCTTCATCACTAGTAGGTTCTTCTCGAACAAATTCAAATAATCTTAATAAGAGCGGTATGCTTAAACCACAGCACTCTTGCTCACTGTAAAACTTATCTTTCATATTTAGCCTTTATTATTTTTATTATAAGCCATAGTAAAATACTCTCTAAGAAAAGTATTTTAGTGTGGTGCTTCCATTTGATCTAAGAGGTAGCTGTAAACACGATTTTGACCGCTAGTTGTGTTCCATAGATCGTCTGGTATTTCGCCATCAAATGCACGATTAGGGCTAGCCCACCAACGCTGTACTAATTCGTCACTGCCTAGCAGGGCTTTAAGTATCATATTTGCTTTTTCATCAATAGTTTTCATAGTATCCTTGGTAGGGAAGACCGGAGTCGAACCGGTACGCTTTTTAGCGACAGATTTTAAGTCTGTTGTGTCTACCTGTTTCACCACATCCCCAAATTAGACTTCAATAGTGCCACGACTGTGTAGAATGTATACGCGATTATAGCTGCTGCGTAAATATTCAATATCACGAATACTGCAAAAGGGGCCACTCTCAATACGAAAGTCTTTACCCGCCTGCCAATCTTCGATAATTTCTTCACGGGTTTGCACCCACTTTCTCCAAGGAGCTGGCACTAAGTATAGGTTATCAAGTAGTTGTTCAACAGCCATTTGCTTTCCTTTACTGAGTAAAATAATATTATACACTCTAAAGGAAAATAAATCAACTGTAAATTTTTTATTGCGAAGGCATATAGCCTTCGCATTATACCGCTATTTACTGTTAGCACCTACTACATATGCTTCCATAGCTTTAGCTAAGTCAATAGCCTCTTGCGGCGTATAGATTGTTGGCATGTATGTAGTGTAATTTTCTATGGGAACACCTTGTTTAAGCTTGTGCTCAAAAAATAACTTTGCAAACTTCTTTTGAGTACGAAACTTGCAGTCCAAGTATTCCATAGCTTGTTCTAGTAATTCTTCACGTAATTCGTGTATGTCTGCCATTATAGCCCCTTTTTATTATTGTTATCGGCATGTTATCTACCAGTTGCGCGGATCAGTATGATTATACCAGATGCGTTCTAGGTATTCTACATCAGCCATTGATTGTGGTTTGTTATCTTCTATGAACTTTTGTAAGGAGTACGGCTGGCTGAAATATTCCTGTACTCGCTGCCAAAGTTCACTTACTATTGACGAAACCATAGAGCTTTTTAGCCTGATCAATTACATCTTCAAAGCTATACATTTTAGGCATAAATTCTTCGTACTTTTGTTGTACGGCCATGCCATTTTTTAATGCTTCATCAAATGCTTTGCGTGCAAACTCTGTGTTGATTTCAAATTGCTTGTCTAAGTACTGTTTGCTCATTTCCAATAATTGAGCGCGAATTTCAAAAGGATTCACTTTATTCTCCGTGTTGTGTGTTGATTAAGCGACATGCCGCTTGCCATCTGCCCGTGCTGGCTAGCTGTGCTGCTAATAGTGCGGTACAAACTGCCGACCACCAGTTCATTGCCAACCCCTATGGTTTAGATATCTGCGTGCTCTGGCTTGACCACTTAATTCAAGGGCTTTAAAAATACGATTACACCACTGGCATACTCGTTGTTTCATACTTACCTCCGTGTGTGTTGCCAGTTTTGACTAGACTGGCTACTAGCTATTACATCTTTGCTGGTTTTTTAGGCTTTTTCTTTGGCTCTTCCATTGGTTCTTTATCGTATGGTTTTTTAGCCATGTTTTCTCCTTTTGCATTTTCTCTAGCGTGAATAGCCTGTTCAGCTTCCTGGCAGGCACCTAGTGTATCAAATTGGCAGTTGCCACGTTGACCATATTTATATTTACCATTACTACATTTATAACAAGGCATTATAGTGGATCTATTTTATTTAGGGTTTTAACTTTGTGTCCAACAATAGTATCCGTAGGCTTATAGCCATCGCCAGTCTTTTGATAAACACGTATAAGCGCACCGGGATCATCTGGTGTACCAGTAATCTTAAAACTACTACCAGGTACTTGTTCTTCTCCGGTATTAATTATCTTCGTAATCTTACCGCGAGCAGTACCGCCCGACGACGACCAACTAACGCTATCACCACGTTTAACGCTACCAGGCTTAGCCTTTTGTATAGCCGCAATCATGCTTGTATAAAACTCTAGTTCATAGATTCTATCCATACCAACTCCTTTATATTGGGGTACTCTCTGTTTACTGCCTAGGCCGCTAAGCCCGTGCCCTAAACTTACATAGTTTCATGACGACTTGCTATACTTTAGGGTCAGACACGACTACTAGCTACTAATCCGGTCTTTGCTAGTAATGGACTCTGCAATGTTCCGGTTCATCCGGCTACGAGCAAAGAGCACCACAATATAGCCTACTTTAAGTAGGCCTCTGTGACTTGATTATATGCTTCAACAAAGTCACTATAACTGCAATCAGTATCCATATGTACTAAACTAAATAGTTTTTCTTTATTTATGTTCATATCATTGGCTAAATGCCAGAAAATACTGTGCAGTATATCGTACATTATAGGTAGTCCTTTATAAACTTACTACTAGCAAGATTTTTCTGCTTGCTTTCACACATAATATCTGCCCAACTACTGTGCGACGCAGCCCACTCATTTACTCGCCTATTCCAGTAGTAATCACTATGTGCTCGCAGTTTAGCTGACGTAAAACCCATGCTTGTAAGTAGTTTGTAGTCGGGCAATTCATCTGGGGTGTGTTCGACAAGCACATCTTCTCTGGATACTGAATAGTGTATAACAGGTCTAATACCTCGCCACGAATCTTTAACCACTCTAATTCGGTCGTCGTCTGGCTCAATGTATTCTCCCTTGCTGTATA